TGATTCTAACGCAATCAGTCTCCAGAACTCTATGTTCTAAGAACTTGCCGGAGGAGGTCGCCCTCCTCCGGCTTACCCCTTTAACGATATGGCAGTTCTAGTAAAAGTTGACCCTGCGGATTTTCCCGATGTAGAACCGGGTGAGAAGATCACCCTCTCCGCTGAGGGAATCATGGATGAGGACGGACGTGTCCGTCTGGAATCCGTGGAAGGGAATGAACTCGAAATCGAACAAGATGACGAGGAAACCCCTGAGTCCAAAAAGGGCTATGACAAAAAGAAAAAGAAAAAGGAATCCAAAGACGAAGACGAGGAAGAGGATGACGACGAAGACATTGATGTCTCTGAAGAAATCACTCTTTCGCCCGAAGAGGAAAAATCTCGCCGGGCTGGTATTCGTGGAGGAGACTTTATGAGCGGAATCCAATTCTAACAAATTTACACAATCATGGCTACCACAGTAACCCCCATTACAAACGGTGAAAGTGTTCCCGCAGGAGCGATTGATACCCTGTACCAGATTCAGGGTCTTACAGCCGCAAAGACCTACAAGATTACACTGTCTACCACCCGTCCTATCTACAATCCCATCATCAGTTCAGCGAACCCCATTACTGAGGCAAGTACGCTGGCTTCCGGTGATATTGTCAATAGGCCGCTTCTTATTACGACTCCCACAGGCATTACGTCCCTGTACATCTCCATGTTTGGCGATGAGTTCACGAACGTAACGATCAGTTGGGAAGAGTATACCGCACTTGCTCCTGTAGCTCTTCCGGCTACCGGGGTTGTGGAATCCGGCAAGATTTATTCGGTCACCACGGTGGCGGGAGAAGCTCGTGCCGTTACCGTAACGTCTGCCGCTCCTACTCTGGTGAAAGCAGTTTCCGTTGATGCCAACAACAATCCGCTGGCCTATCTCGGAACCATCGCTACTCCCGGAGGAACGATGGTCGTTATCCCGCAAAGCACTAAGATGCTCTTGTACCCCTCGGGTTCCTCTGGAAAGATTACCGTCCTGACTGCCGCCGTCACTGGCGCGACGTACTCGACACTTTCCACGGATCATCCTTTAGGTGTCTCGCTGGCTTAACCTGAACGGAGGAATGTTCCACGTGGAACATTCCTCCTAACTCCTCTCTGAAAATGGCGGCTTTACCTTCAAACGGACAAGTTAAAAGCGGGGAAGTGTACACGTTTACGGCTACGGTTGGCTTGCAGTACGCAATCGCCTTTGGTTGTATCTCGGCCATTCCCCAGCCTCAAGGAAGCTGTCAAGTTTATCAAGTATCTTCTGCCGGAGATACGGTAGTGACTTTGGCAGATTTCAACGGAGTTTCAGGAGTCCAATCCTTTTTCGCGACGGAAGCCTCTCTTACGATCAAGATTTTTGGCAACTCAAGTGCCAACTACTATTGCAAGATTGTCCCCGTCGTCATGCGAATCGATTCCGGTTCTCCCGGACTTGTTACGACAAGCAACATTGCCAACAATGCCGTAACGTCTCTGGCAGGACAGAAAGGAGCTATTACCATCGGCTCCGGTCTTTCCATGACAGGAAAGGAATTGAACACGGCCACTTCTTAGGAAACCTTTTCCTTGATCCAGCCCTTCCTCTTAACGGAGGGAGGGTTTTTTATTGCTTCTCTCTTTCCTTTCCAGTAGAAGAAGTTCATGTCTGATTCATTTTTCCCGGAGGCTTGGTCTTTTTCCGATGGTATCGGATCGACGGAGTATCGGTATGATCCTTCCAGCAATGCCAACTATCCTCCTATCGTTATTCCTAGAATCAGAATTATCAAAGGCGACGAGGTTTTTTATATCGGAGAGAACGACTACGACAACAGCATAGCTTCTCTTGGTCTTTCCTACCCTATCCGAGTCGAGACAACTGTTTGGGTAACGGTTGACCTTGATACGATTACCAATTGCAAGCTCGCCACATCCCAAGTCAATCCCTGGGACATTCCCCTTTTTCGGGTTCTGGCAAGCGGGGACATCCAGCCTTTGCACGGTTCCGTGATTACCTTGGGAGGAAAGGGTTCCAGCCAGAACCCTTTTGCCATTAGTGCCGAGAAACAGCCTGACGGAAGCTACAAAGTCACCGCCAAAGGAGGACTTTTCATTGACCAGTACGGAAAGAAGTTTGAGCTGGAAGAGTATTCATTTGAGTTTCTCCTTCCTTGCCGGGCGGTCGTTTCGTGGGAGTACGACATTGCCACAGGTGCCAGTAATGTTCAACTGTTTCTGGAAGCCGGGGACGATACTGACTTTGAACGTTTGACCGTACCCCTTAACGATACGACGGGACAGGGAACCTCTCAATGTTTGCTGGGATACGTTAAATATACGCCTGATTTGGAAAACGCCGAAGTTGTCCAGCTTGTCAATACGAATCTGCACGCTTATTTCGGGATGCAGGTTACCAATCTCGGCATCCAGCTAGGGGAGTTCGGGGACTGGAATTCCACTTACCAGACAACTTGATATGCCTTTGACCGACTTCAACTGGGGAGCCTGCACCTATCCGCACTGGGGGAACTATTACTATGCCTTTTCCCAAGGGCTGAACTTTTACCCCCGCAACTCTTCAGGTACGATTGACCCTTCTCTCGGTTCCATGGTTGCTATTCCTTTCTATGGATGGTATCCGTACAAGGGAACCCTTGACAATGACTTCGTTCAGGCAGTCCAGAACGAGACGGTTGACAGGAATTACATTCATGGCCTCGGTTTCGGCCAGATGTTCAAGAAGTACCTGACCATGAAATCGTTCAAGATTGTGTGGACAGTGTACACGGGAGGAGAGCATGAGGCCATTATCCAGTTTGATGCTCATGAAGACATAGGCAAAGTCCTCAAAGCCCGGCTCCATTGGTTCAGCTTGATGATGACACCTGATCCAAATATGGCTGACGAGAATACCCGAATGTTTTGGGCTGTCATGGAAAACCGGATCAGTATCGTTAACCGTTTCATTTACTGGAAACCGGACGATGATTCCAATCCCAGTGGCCCCGGACAGATTATGGGGGCTTTTTCGGAAACCTACATGGGCGGGTTCAAGGCAACTTCCCTCACTCCGGCTTCCGATTTCATGACCTATCCTGCCAATCTCCACTACCTGATGCCCGCATGGTATGCTTTGAACCCCATCTACAAGATTGGGGGAGGAGCGAACATCTACCGGGCAGAGGTAAACGGACAGCTTCATTGGGGAGTGGACGCTCCTTGGGGAGTCCCTATCAACCTAGCCAGCCCCGGATTGCTGAAAGAAATCCGTGACATTGAATATTTCCAGATATGAAGTACATCATTTACGTAAAAGATTCGACGACAAGGTTCCCGGAGAAGAATATCTTTCTTCTTCCTTACACGCTCAATTACCTGAAACGCTTGCACGTTCCCAAGGAAGACATCATTTTAACGGGTGACTGTATCCGGGCATTTGATTACGCAAACCTGACTGCCGGGTTGCAAGGAAGTTGTTTCTTCCAGAGATTTGATACACTCATGCCCCAAGCCATTGAGAATGTCCGGGAGCAGTTTCCTGAGGAAGACTGTATCGTTATGCTTCCTTGTACGCCGTTCCGGGAACATGATTTGTTGGACGAAGTCACCAAATACGTTAAAGGAATCAGGAACAAGATTACGACTGTCTTTGCCATGACTCCGGGAAGACCTCATCTTCCTTTGACACCGTGTCCTACTTTCAGTTTATTTGGAGTCCCTGCTAAAGTTCCTTTCGTTTTTGACGAGATGCATCCTTACGAACCTGTCTTCCAGAACCCGGAATGTGGACTTGTTATCAAGTATCCGTTTCAAGTTCCTATCGCAATGGACGAAACTTTTTCTATTTGTTTTGACAAACGTTCTATTATGGCTCTTGCACCTTCTTCTTTTTCTAGAAAGTTTTTCATTGACATTAACAATGTAAAACAGTAAAAGAAAGTCCACTTAATTAACCATACAAAATGGAAGACACACAAAACAACACCAAGAAATCGTTTGCAGTTTCCCGAGGAATCTACAAAACAACCAATCGTAAACGCCAAGAAGTTTATCGTGCCAAGTTCAGCAAGTGGGGACTTTCTGTTCAGAAGGATTTCGATACTCTTGAAGAAGCCGAACAGTATCGTGACACTCTTTGCGCTGACAAGAATGCCCTTTATACCGAGCACGATAGTCAGATTCAGCGTCGCTTTCTGGTCCCGGCCCCTCTGACTCCTGAACAAAAGAAGCTGGTTTCTCTTGTAGCCAAGCTTCACAAAGTCGCCAAGCAAGTTGTTGAACTTGGCGAAGGCATTGAACCTTATTACGAACTGGATTCATGGGTACATGAAAATACTTCTTGTGAAGTGTTCGGAATGCTCCTCGAACTAATTCAGGCTATTTCCGGGGATGCGCCCAAGATGAGTATCGGTGATCTTGAGCAAGGAGAAACTGTAGCCGACGACGAACCCCACACTGACGAAGAAGCCTAAACTGGACATTTAACAATCAGCTTTTGGTTTGCGGTAGGAGCACCTCCTTTTCAGGAGGTGCTTTTTTATTGACCGTGGACTTGAAATAGTGGAGATTGTGCCTATGGATAGATTGCTTTTTGTTGACTTTCAAACGGGTAATTGGTGCGAGGCTCCGATTCCTCCTAAGACATTGCTACCCAATTACAAAGTAGTCTCTCCCGTTTTCCCGGCAACCCGTGGAGAAACCTTTCAGTTTACGCTTCGAGTCTTTAACATTCCCTCAGACCCTTCATCTTGGGCCAAACAACCTTTGCATTTAGCCCTTCGGGCAAAGCAAAAAGGAAGACCGAACAGCAATCTTTTACTTTATACCAATAAACAGTACTCAGGTTCCATTTCCGTGAACGAGGATGCAGATACGGGAACTTGGTATTTCGACCTTCCCGCATCTATTGTTGTCAGTTCTCAGGGGATCAATGACCTCTTGAAAGTGAGCGGCCCGTCCGGGGCTTCCGTAATGGAGGTTCCTCTTGACTTTGAAATCAGAATCTATTCGGATTCCGCTTCCGGGGAAATTGATCGACTTATCACAAGTCCTTCAACTTTACACGTTTACAATGACCTGAAACGCGATAACGATTCTCCCGATGCCCCTGCCATGCAAGGGTACCCGGAGCCGGATTTGATTTTCACGAAAGAGCAAGCCGAGGCATGGCTTGAGGAGTATTTCAGGACTCACCCGATAGGGGTTAAATCTATCGGCGGAGAAACCGGGGATATCTTACTCGGTACCAATCTCTCCATGTCCGGGAATACTTTAAACGCCACCGGAGGAGGTGCCGTGGAGTCTGTCAACGGACAGACTGGGAAAGTTATTCTTGGTCTTTCTCTCGGGCAGGCAGGGGTGGCAGGCCAGCTTTCCATTGCGCCTAATTCCAATTCTGGCATTGAATTACGGGGTTCCAAGTATGTGAACTCTACGACTATTGAGTTTACACGGATTAACAATACCACAGACAATTTCATTCTCGGAACAAACCTTTCCCTTTCCGGCTCAACGATTAACAGTACAGGAGTTTCCAGTATCGGCGGGAAGACTGGTATAATTTCTCTTGGCAACCATCTCACTATTTCTTCGGGGGGTCTCCTTAATACTAACTTTGGCCCGCTTGAATATTTTGAAGAGTATCAATCCGGTACCACTTACGGTATTCGCTTGAAGGGTTCTATAGGCTCCTCGGCCACGGACATCACTTACGGAACGGATGAATTTAGTATCGGTCTTCGCTACCTCAATAGCAATGTAACAATCTATCCAAAGACGAACGAATCTGCTGAACGGTATCTGGCTTTTTATCCAGACACTTCCGTTGATCATGAAATTCGTTTCCAAGACGTAGCCCTCTACAGCGAACTTCCGAACTTTACCGTTACTGCGTTAGGAGGCCAGAAGGGAGATATCCTGTTAGGCACCAACCTTTCCATGGCAGGGAATACCTTGAACGCCGCAGGCGGGGAGGTACCCACCAACATCATCACAACTGACAATATCGCCCAGAACGCAGTGACTTCCTTTAACGGAAGCAAGGGGGCTGTTACCTATACCGCTCCTGTCACCTCTGTAAACGGTAGGACAGGAGCTGTAACCGTTACCGAGTTCCCGGCAAACGGTATCACTCAGGCAAATATCGGGACCTTTGCGGTTACCGCTTTCGGAGGAGCGAAAGGGAATATCCTGGCCGGAACGAATATTTCCGTAACGGGGCAAACTGTCAACGTAGCGAGTCCCGACTTAAGCAACTATGCTACGTTGAGTGGGAGTAATACTTTCACTGGGATTAACCAGTTTACAAACTTGTTACAAATTACGAAAGATGGAGCTAATACACCCTTCTCCATTGGAACTACAGCGAATGGCACGCAGTTGAATATAGCCTATCATGCAACGGATGTAGCCGTCTCGCCAGTGTTAGCTATTAGTTCGACTGGTATCCTTCAGAGTTTCGGGAATGTAGATTTCACGAATAGCACGCTGATTGTAGGCAAGAATGCACTATTCAACGGTACTTCTACCTTCAATGGCAAGCTTACAGCTAACGCAGATATTGCCAATAATACGGGGGTATACTATACACCTACAGGGACTTCAGTGCAAATAGGAGCGGTAACGGAAACAGCAGATGGAGCTAAGCATAACTGGCTCTATGCGACTAATAACAGTACAGAGCTAGCCCGTCTAACCGCTAGAAACATGTATGAAAGCGGCACACTCACGGAAAATAGCGGTTTTCTTGTCAGCGCATCTGGGAAGGGCATTCTGTATTTGAGAGGTGGCGTAGACAGTAAGAGTATAGTCTTTGGTGGGTGCGTACTCACTGAGGTAGCTAATGGAGTCAATGCTACAGATGCAGTTAACTTTTCACAACTTCCCACAGTCCCCGATAATATCGTAACCCAGTCTAACATAGCCACTTATGCAGTTACCTCGTTCGGAACAAAGAAAGGTGACATCATCGTAGGCGAGAACCTTGTCATGCAAGGCCAAACGATCAACGCCACCGGAGGAAGTGGAGTTGCAGGTGTTTCCTCTATTGGTGGAATGGACGGGGATATTCTTCTCAGTTCTGACCTTGTTGCAACAAGTGCCAATAAAACATTAAGCCTTAGTTCTAATATTGCCAAGCTTGATGTAAATAATATATTTACGGGGGCTAATACTTTTAGCAACTCCACCACGTTCAATTCTCAGGCCTCATTTAACGCTGGAATGCAGAACGCAACTGGTATTTATTTCTCGCCCACTGGAGTTAATGTTCAGATGGGGGCTGTTGTAACTACCGCCGATGGAGCATCTCATTCGTGGATCATGTTCTATAACGGGACAAACAATTTACAGGCGCAAGTAATAGGCAGGGGTATAGGTGCTACAGGGGAAGTAAAAGATAATGACCTGTACCTCGGACGTACAGAAAGAGTAGTCATTGCCGGAAGTACGCTTATGGCAAATGGTAAAAAGATAACTAATATTGCCCCAGCCACAAGCCCCGATGAGGTCCCTCAGTTCCAACAGTTGCCGACTAACCCTATCACTCAAGCTAACATAGCCACTTATGCAGTTACCTCTCTCGGAGACACGAAGGGCGATATCGCCCTCGGAACCAATTTGTCTATGTCTGGACAGACGCTTAATGCTTCGGGAGGTGAGGTACCTACCAACATCATAACTACCGATAACATTGCTCAAAATGCAGTTACCGCTATCAATAATGTGAATGGCGCGTTCACAACGGGTACGGGGTTATCCAGCTCCGGCAGAGTCATTCGAACAAACCTTATCAACTACCCGGAGTCTTTTAGTATCTCTGATAGTTATAACGGCAGTGATATGCTATTCTACGTAAATCAAGGCCAAAACGCAACGGTAAACCTTGGCAACTCCCGAACAGCGGTCACGGGATGGATGAAGTACATCGATTTCCGAACTGGAGACAATAACTCTATTCGTATCTATGTAGGCAACTCCGAGAATAATTCCGGGTACGGGGGCTTTAGAGTTGACATGGGGGGAACTGGTAGCGAGACTGCTATTAACGCTGATGGATTCAGGTACAACGGCAAACAAGTATTGACACAGTAATGAACATTAGAACATTCATATTCACGTATTCAGGAGATCAAGACCTCATTCTTGGTAAGATTGAAAACTCTCTTTGGGCTTTTCCGGGGATGCCAATCCACGTTATCGATGATAAGAAATCTCCCATGAGTTATAAGGTTGTCGATCAAATTAGGAAGCTTGGCAATGTCACCTACGAGCTTTCTAATTTCAATCGAATGGGAAACCTGAACGGGAGTGCATGTATCAAGGAAGAGCTTAGTATTTTTACAAAATACGCCAAGTTCAATGAGATCATTATCAAGACTGACCCTGATGCTTTGTTTATAAGCAAACAGCTTGCCGATTTCATTACTAAAGGTATAGGCTTCCTTTCCTGTCAAGTTATTGATCACGTGTTTTCGGGGTACTTTTATGCGATGAACACGGACGTTCTTTCTTTTGTCTATCGTTGGCTTATGCCCAACAACAGTATCCTTAAAAGCGCGCCGGAAGATGCTACCATCGGAGCCACAGCTTGCGCTTGTGCCTTGATGCTGGGCTACAGAAACGACACCATTTTCGATGGTCTCCATAATGGAAGAGCGGATACGTTCGACTATTCAGTTCCCAAAGACAAGGAAGACCTTATTGTGGAAAGGATTTGTGAAGGTGCGTACCTGATGTATTTAGGTGTTCACGGTGTCGAGAAAAATGAAGTAGTACGTATTCAGAGAAAGATTCTCGATAAATTAAAGGAGGTTAAAGAATGAGTGAAATCCACATTACATGCAATCAGGACGATTGGAGCCTTTCCCTGATACAGGTGCAAGGGCTACCCAATATATCATTCCATTACGCTTTCATCGTAGGGGCAAAGTTGCCCGAACCGCAGAAGGCGCAATTTGACCGGATTATTGAAATGTTCCGGGAGATGGGGGCGCAGGAATGGTTTGCGTCTTTCGTCGCTTGTCGCCGCCAGACTGACCCGGATGCCGTGGCCGTTTTCATGGAAGTCGATACGGGTTACATGAAAGAGGAAGTCGTTCATGTTCTCACGGATGCGGACTCTATCGCCCTGTACGATACGCTGACCAGTGAAGACTTTTGGTGGCCGATCCTTGAGGAGAGGAAACCGAAGAAAAACGTTGACAACGGACAAGCCTAATCTACACTCTAAGCTATGCACGAGGTTCTCATTTTAGCCGTTCAGACAGGGGAGAAAGGGGAAGTCATTCTCTCCAAAAAAGCCCCTCTCATTGACCAAGGAAAGTTTGATCAGGTCGAAGCTCTGATGAACCACATTCACTACGTCACCCGATACGATGCCAAGCATACGCATATCGACGATGCAAGAAAAGAATTCCGCAAACAGCGGGACGCTTTCCTTGAAGCTTTCCGGGGGTATTATGGAAGTTCTAAAATTGTAACGACAGGCTTCTCTCCTTGGACTCCTTCGGAAGACGAGATGGTGAAAACTTTCTACAAATTGATGAAAGAGTTCCTGAACTACCTTCACGATATCCTTGAGGAAGCCTGCAACCCCGGACTCATTCCTTCCTACCAGAAAATGTGGGAAATTCTCGGTCGATTCGGAATGCTTATCCAACTTCAATAAAACCAACAACCATGAAAACAGAACAGAAATTGCACATCAATCTTGTCGATCCCGAGAACTGGGACAAGTCCATTCTCAAAGGGATCAGCATCAAAGTAAACGGAGACCCCGTTGCCGACAAGTATACCTACTGCACGATGGAAGAATTGCCGGATAACCTGAAAGATATCTGGCACACCATCCTCGACATGTTCCGTGAAGAAGGAACCAAAACTAACTGGATTGCTTCCAACGCTCTCATTATCCGGGATTGCGTTGAAAAGAAAGTTACCAAGACTGATGAAGAGGGCAAGGAGTGCGAGGATACCGAATACGAAGACACCGACACCCTTACGTGCCGGGTACATGTGACGACTTCTTTCCTCACGGAAAAAGACTTGAGCATTAAACTGACTCCGGAGGAACACCCCGGTGCCCTTGACTTTTTCAAGGCCACGACCGATGCCCAGTTCTGGATTAACCGCACCAAGAAGTAATTATGTTCAAGCCGTTGGGAAACAAAGTTCTGGTGGAACGTATCAAGATGGATACGGGAAACCTGATTGAATTGCCCGAGACCGTTGCCATTCCATCGCACGATGCCAAGGTAATCGCTCTCGGAACCAAAGGCCCGTTCGATGTCAAGGCAGGGGATACAGTAAAAATTGCTCTCTACTGTGGTACTCCTGTCATTGACAACGGTAACGAGTACTGGATCATTGATCAGAAAGACCTTCTCTATGTCTACGAAAGTTAGACGAGTCATGATCGATATCGGTCATGCTTACAAGACCGGGGCTACTGGCTATGGTGTTGAGGAACATGATTGTTGTGCCGTAATCGCTGAACACCTTCAAAAATTGTTCCGGGATTCGGGTATTGAGGTAGATGTTATTGACTTCCCGAACAAATCAAACTCCGAAGACTTGAACCTGACCATCAAACAGGCTAACAGCGGAGGATATGATTTAGGGGTTTCCCTTCATTGTGACAGTGCATCCATATCTGAACATGATGAAAATGGCGAGTATCTCGGAGAGAAGCAGAACCCTGAACCTCACGGAGCGCACGTTTGCTACTACTCGAAATCCGGGAAGGAGCTTGCCGAAGATATTGCCAAAAATCTTTGCAAGTTACTCCCTGGGCGTTCCGAGAAAACCGTACTGCGTACCAATCTTGCCGTTCTCAAAAAGACAAAGCCCGTATGGGTACTCTGCGAGTGCGGGTTTATTACGAACCCTCACGATAACGACATGATCAGGAGAAATCCTGATCAGATAGCCGCTAAAATTGGCCTAGGTATCTGTAAATATATCTTTGGCAATTAAGTTTCTGCTCGTTGCTGGTTCAGAAAACGGAACACCCAACAGCCTTTCCCGGACTTCGGGAGGTTGTTGGGTGTTATCGTTACTACCTCTCACAATAGTATCAGATTTCTTTTTAGAGAAAATCATTTGACCTGTCAAGGGGAAGAGGGTAAAAATCAGTCATGTGGGACGCTATCATTTTTGCTCAGGCCACCGTGCCTAACTGGGACACTGTATGGAACCGCATCCTTACGGAAGCTTCCCTCTATTCCCTTGTACTTTTATTGATTCTCTACTATGGAATCAAGCTCCTCTTCCAGTACCTTTCAGATCAAATTGAAAACGCCAAGGTTACAAGGGAAAGGCAGTACTCTTTATCCAAAGAGACGATCGCTTTCGTCTCGGAGACAGGAAAAAGTCTTAAAGATTTAGGGGAGCAGGTCATCGACAACAAGGAATTTTCCAAAGAAGAGTTTAGAAATCTCAATGATAAAATTGACAAATTGTCTTGCACCGTGCAGAATCTAAAGTGTACCAAGGAGAACCCTAAATGAAACTATTCCAAGTCCTCAAAAAAATTGTCTCGGGAGAGATAGCGTCACAAGTTCCTCCTCCCGTACTAGCGGATGCCTACCGGGCAGTCGATCATGTGAAAGCTGAATCGAAAGCCCTTCAAGAAGAACGGATTAAATGGGCTAAACTCCCTGTTCTTTTACAAAATACCTCCGAAGGCGAAAAGGTAATCGAGTTAAAGAAGAATGCGTGGGTTGACATGTTTCCGGGAATCTCGATTATGTACCTCGGGCAAGCCGGAGTCGGGGGAGTTCCCTTTTCCCATGCTCTGATCAAGGGTAACGCTACCGTTCCTCCGCACACCAACTCCACACACAAGCAGGAAGTCCTCGTTCTTTCCGGTTTTTTCTATGACTTGAAGTCTGAAATGAAAGTCCAGTGTGGAAAGTCTATCAGCTACGATGAAGAGTCAGTCCGTCACTGGGAATTGAACGGTCTTCTCTATACGACTTGGGTTCCCTTTCTTCAAACCGAATTACGATAATGGCAAGACAGGAGTCAACTGGTAATAAGTACCAATCCGCTTACAACGCTTACCCGACCAACCAATCGGCCAAGCCGTTCAGGAATGATGTCACCCTTCAAGTCCAGCCTCAACTGGATTTCCCGACTCCTATCGTTGAAAACGTCATGTTCTTTGTGGAGCGTGAAGTCAAAGAAGGCTCCTCCCAACTGAACAAGACTTGGAAGCTAGGGCAGAAGTTTACGCCTTCCGGGAAACTGAACGTCCTTCCCTACATGAAGGAAGCCGTGCTGACGCACATCATGGCTTCCCCGACTGCCCAGCAACAAAACGTCTACCGTTTCTTTTACGTTGTCCCTTACAAGGAACAGCATCGCTACAACATGAAAGTTGTACGGAAGGATCAGGACGGTTACTTCTACGAGGATGGGACACTGGCTCCTGATGGAAAAGTCGCCCCCATTCCCAAACCTTCTTCCGGGGTTTACGTCAAACCTTCCAAGTTCACGTTCGACTACGCCGGGAACCCGGTAGCCGGAACGCTGAAAAAGCTTTCCATCTACGGTACTGGAAAAAGTTTCCGCTTGGAAGCTCCTCTCCACGGCGGAAGCATGTATGTGAACTGGGCTTTCGAATCCACTCCCACTGCTTCTCTTCAAAACAATGTTCTCTATAAACTGGACAATGTAGAGGGACAAACAAAGCTTGTCGTCTCAGGCATTACCGTTGTCTCGGCACCCCTCACGGAAGAGTACAAGTTCAAAGTCTACTCGGACGATGCCGGGACGGAACTTATCGATACGGTCTCCATTACCATTGAACGGGTAGCCCTTACCCGTGACGCGAGACCGGAACCTGTAGCCGGGAAAGAGTACAAGTCTTACTATCAGATTCAACGTGAGTTTGTCATTCGAAGGGATGAAGGGTATGAGCCTCCCAGGATTGGAGACTACGATCCTTCCAATACCGAGAACGATCCAGAGTACAAACTCGACGCGCAACTTGTCCATGAAGAAACGCAAGACTTTGAGGAAGAGTATCTTAAAAAGATATTCGTCAAAGTCGTCCGTCTCTACTGGACGGTTCCGGGGCCGCTGGTCAAGGGCTTCTATGACTACCCGTTCTTTATCAGGGGCGATACGGTTTGGGTAAACGGCGGCCCCGGAACTTCTTCCAACCCGTGGGAAGCGGTAGCCGGGGACTTTTGGACTCGCATCGTATGGGGTGCCCCGGCTCCGGGGAACATTCCTCCGATGCCCGTGGAAGCTGTGGAAGCGAACCCTCAGATTATGGGGTTTGACAAAGCCGATTTCCCGGCACTCCAAACGTTCAAAATTTCTAAAATGTACCAACGTTATTCGAACGTAACGTTGAATAATGAACAACAGGTCAAGGGGGAAAACTGCTGTGATCCTCCTAGGGAGTTTATTAAATGTGAACGCACTACGACTTCTAATACTTCTATTGTGGATTGGGACTCTGACACCCCTCTTCCTCCTCTACCTGATCCACCTACTGATGAAGCGGGTGAGGTCTGCAATAAATGGCAGGTCAGTTCGGAAATCGTAAACCGGGAAGGGTATTCGGTTGTCGAGCAAAAGTCAGTTTGCACGAGTTACGAGATTGTGGAAACGACTTACGCTTCCAAGTTCGACCACATGACCGGGAAGGTAACTCCCATCACCCGTACACTGGTTGACCGTCCCACTGGCCCGGTTCAGGGACAGATAGACGCGAACGGAGTTTACACAACTCTTCAACCCGTTAACGGATGCTATGCCATTTCCCAGCAGGAAACCTGTATTGGTGCGGGGTTCACGGCAAGCTGGTATGAGACGGTTAACTTCTCTTTTCCTAAAGTACTCGCTAACCTTGTCATCAACGTTTTCCCGACTGTCGCTCTGGCTAACGGAAGGGCTTCCGCTGTCTACGGGGTGGACTATGACTACAATCCCGAAGGCTATAGCGGCCCCTGCCGTTGCATGGTGGAACAACGTTTTGTTTTGAGCGGCAACCCGTTCCCGGTAGATACAACCAAACTCGGGTTCGTGACAAAGGGATTCCATTGGGGGACTCCATGGTTCGGTATCTCTATCTCAAACAGTCTTCACGGAGCGGGCACTGTTTCCCATGTGATTCCGCAAGCGGATGGCCGATGGGCACCTCAAAGTGTATTGTTGACTTACGACCAGACCATTGATAGGGTTTGGCGAAACGTTGAAACGGTAAAAGGTACTCCGATGAATGGTGGCATTCTATGGGAGAAGAGAACAATTTACCCACCCCCTTATTAAAATGCTGACTTACGGATTTTTAAGAAGTGCCTACATGCAGTCAACTCTTGGGCAGTCCCCGGAAGAGAGTTCGGAAAAGGAATTCCGAATCCTTTTGATGGAAGCTCAGGAGGATTTGTTTAACGAAGCCCGGATGCTGAATGACACCCGGAGCTACCGGGAACTGGTCGTCAATAGCAACGATCCCTTCTACCTTCTCCCTACTGAGGAAACGATTGTGGAAGCAAGGGACTGGAACGGTCGGCAGATTTTCATTGTAGACGTTCTCTCGTACCAGAACACCAAACAGAATAACCTTTTCTCTGACTCTTCCGTTTACCTTTTGGACTACGGAATTGAAAATAACCAGAGAAAGTATTCCCTTTCCTACCCCGGACACAACCGGAAGGTTGCCAAAATTTCAATTGCCTGCAACCTTAAACCCCTTTCCCTTGACCCGGAAGACGATAACCTGTGGACGGATGACCTTGTCATCCCCCCGGATTGCAAAAACGCATTCAAGTTTATGTTGTTGTCGAAAGTATATATGAATATGGGAAACGTCGATCAAGCGTACTTCTATCGTAATTCCGCAGTCAAGGGACTCAACGACTTCATGGCAAGAGGAAGACTTGGAACGATCAAGACTCCAAGGATTCTTAACAGCGGCGGTCCCAACCAGTTCAACATACCCAACCAATTTTAAGCTATGGCTAGAAAACCTCTCGAAGACGATAATGTTTCCCTGTCAAATAGACAGCCTGTACCCAACTCTTTAGAAGAGGCTGGAAGAGTTCGTGCAGGGATCAATGCTCCTGTAGACCTTACGGGAGGAAATGCACTGGGCGCCCAAAACGGAACTACAAATAGGAGAATGCTTCGCCCTACTCCCGAACAGCAGACGGATCGGATTAACCAAGTCCTTAACCAGCCTAGGGGAGTGGAAAACCAGAACCAAACGGCACTGGATGCAACCACCTCGAATCTGGCACAAGCGGAACGAGTCCCCGTTGCCCCCGGATTCGGAGCTGAAGACAATGCTAACTTGACTCAACAGTCTTTAATTCCTAGAAGCCCAGAAGTTGTCACGGACGAATTGATTGAAACCTCTCCTTCGGCCAATATCAGTGTACCCGGTAACATAAGCGAGATGACTTTCTCTCAGGAGCAAGAACCTGTTCCTGCTACGCCTTCACGGGCCCCGATTTCAGGTGCGGCTACTATATCTCTCCCCACTTCAACGACATCCACACCTACTCCTGAGCCAAGCCCAGCTTCCGGTTCCATGGTTAACATGACTCGGGAAGAGCTACGCAGTATCGCATTCGATAAAAGCAAAGACGAAGCGACACGTGAAAGGGCGATGGGATTCCTGACAGCATACAATGCCGGGGAACATCCCAGTCAGGTAGGAACTTCCATGCAAGAAACTCAGGAAGATTTGAACCGGGCACGCCAACTCAGTACCGAGAACCTCGATAACATTCGGAGAAGGGGGCTCACGGTAGAGGAACGGGCAAACGATATGCAGGGAGGGGCCGGGGTTCCTCAAAGCGCAATCACTGGAACAACTCAGGCCAACGCCCAGCCGTCTCCTCTTGCCAATGTAGATTTTCGGTCTATGGGAGATAACGAGATTATCCAAGCATATAATAAAATAAACCCGTTAACTCCGGCACAAATGGATGCTTTTAATAAGTTGACTCCTGAACAACGAAATCAAGCGGCTTCCGCACTCCGAGAAGAACTTATAATCCGTCAAGTAGGGGGAGATATTAAAGCAAACCCTAGCACTCCTGAACAAGTAACAGAAGTATCTACTTCTATCGGTCAGTTACCAACAGGTACTAGGAACGTAGCTTATAATTTTGCTACGAACATTTTTAAGGACCCAAAAAATGCAGGTATCGCTAAGGATATTGACAATGCTTACAAGAATTCTCTTCGAACTTTAAAAAGTAATCGGAGAATGGCTAGAATAGGTTCTCCTGACCGCACTAAACTTGAAGAACAAATTAGCTTCTTGGAGTCAACTAATGGAAGGATACAGTATTACTTGACTGAGACAGAGCGATTGCGAAAAGCTATGGGGACACGGCCTTAAAAATTAACTAGCCTACCAGAGATAAAACTGGTAGGCTTTTTTTATCAAAAGATTTTCGTCATGGCTAATTCCCGATCCTCACTTGACCGTCTTGCCAATCTCGCTGTAGAACCTACAGAGAGTCAGTTGTTTAGGCAACAAATGCAACTTGCCAATCAAGCTGATAGAGAAGCTAGAAGACGGGATACAATCAATCAAAAGATTGCAGAAAAACATACAGCATTCAATGAGCTTCTTACAAAGTTCACTGCTGAAAACGAGAAACGAGCTATCCAGCAAGAGGAACGGGAAGACCGTAAGTTCTACCGAGAGCAGGCCCTTCTTGACCGGAGGGAGAAAGAGCAGAGAACAAAAGAAGAAAAGGCTCAGAAGAAACTTCAAGAAGATACTGACTTCAATAACAAGATCGCCGGGAAGGCTTGGAAAGAACTCACCGGGTACGAGAACGGAACTCAGGAAGACTTTGAAGACTACTACCAGAAGGCACAGGAATCCGGAGACCCTATCGATTTCTCGAAAGCGAAGGCTGATGTTGTCGCTCCTGAGCTTGGACTGAAAGTGTTCAAGGGTTCCGGGGAGTTTACTACCACTGATAACAAAGGAAATACTGAAGTAGACAAGGCCATTGATCGGTTCGCCAAAAGAACCGCCTATGGTTTCATCCCCGTGGCCGGAGGAGATGTCTATATCACCGACACTTTTCTCCGAAAGGTAGGGAACTCCAAACTCCCCGCAAGAAAAATTGCCAAGGGCATTATGTCAGAGCTGGACTATGCTCAACGAGTAGCGGGGGGTGGTGTAACTGATTTCAGGGAGAAAGGAGATACCGGGCTTCTGCGTTCCGAGGTAACGGAAGATGAAATCGTTGACTTCATTAACGAACTCCGTACCCGTGATCCTAAAACCAGGAAGCAATTAGAGAATATCCGTAACCGATTCCGAAAACCGAAAGAGAGCGAGGATGGGGATATCGAATTTAATGACTCCATCTTTGAAACCCGGATGGGTGGTCAGGAAAAGAATAACAAAATTGTTGCTCCAGATGGATTTGAATTTTCTTTTGATGACTCTATTTTCCAGAAAGGAAACCCCCCGGTGGGGGAGTACGGAAGCGTCGCTCCTTATGGGAGTGACGAGTTCGCCAAGGCGGTAGGCAACTACGTCAACTCCGTCGCCAGCATATCCAGCAACCTGATTGACCGTGAGAAGAACTTGGACAACCAAGTCGCTTACGTTATCATGGATAGTAAGAACAATTTGGGAGGCCGGATCGCCGCACAGCCTGACCGTATCCGTGCGGACTTAAGGAACCCTCTTGTCCTTGCCCGTTCCGCTTATCAGGAAGCGAAAGGCCGGCCGCTTACCGATGAGCAAATCGGAGAAGTGATGGTGGAAGGTTACAAGCAGGGAGTCACAGGAGACCGGATGGACTCCTTCGTTCTGAGAAAAGTTCTTGACAACATCGCACAGGAAAAGGGTATTGATGCCAATCAAGCCGCCGCCTATGCGTTGCAAGGCTACGCCCACAACTACCGGAACCTCACTCCCGAGAAAGCGGCCCGTGTTCTCGGACAAGAAAAGACGAGAAACCTTTTGGATGAGGAGTACAAGAACTTTCTTTACACGATAAGTCCTGAGTTCCGGGAGAAATCCGATAAAAGCTTCGATGAATTTCTAGACAATGTAGCCTACTACGGAACCTTGGGAATGAAATCGTTAGGGGATGCTGGTTATAACCGCGTTCTCAAAGCTACCGGAAGTGAAAACCTTGCCCGCTTGGGCGGGGTGCCTGGGCTTCTCTATTTAGTTACCCGGGGCACTATTGACTTGGTTAAACCTGTCTCCAAAATTACCGAGAAAACCCCTCTCGTTAACTCTGCCGCCGAGAACCTGAACGCCAAGAGCCTGAAAGCAAACAATGTCATCACTACCCTTGATGGCAGTATCCAATTGGAGGGACTCCCCAACTTCAAGTTGACCAAGGAAGAGCAGGCCGCACTCTTTCAGGCGGGGCGTGACCCCAAACAGTTTCTCCTTTCCATGGCGGCCCCTATCCGTCAAGGTGTTCCTGAAACACTTTCGGAGGATAGTACACTTTTTACGTATGATCCTTTCTCTAAGAGTGTTGTAGCCAATGCTACCGTTAGTGATCCTAACCTCTTCTTCAATACCCCTCTCTTGGAAAGGTCAATTCAATCCGTGATCGACAACGGAGCTACACCGGAAGAAGTAGACACTCTGAAAAAAGGGGTTCAGGAACAGAAGAAAGCCCTCTCTCAGGATTTAATTGACAAGAATCTTCTGATTTCGGACACGGTTCGAACCCTCCTGACAGATTTTTCTCAAACAAACTTTGCTCCCAAGTGGGGAGAAATTCCTGACTTTAGAAGATTCTACGACGAGCAGAAAAAGGAAGGGAAAACCAATGAGGAAATCCTCGACAACTGGTCAAGTTCCCAGTCGAAATATTTTAACCAAGCCCTAACCGCTATCAATGGCGGAATTGTAAACTCATGGGTACAACTGGCCGATATCGTTAACGGAATAATGTCGGCTACAGGCGCATGGGATGCGGAGCAAACTTCAAAGGTCTGGAACCACTACCAAAATGTAGGCTCGGCAGTTCACCAGTACACGTCAGGTGGCAAGATTGCTTCGTTCGGTGCCGACCTTATACCTTTGGCTGCACAGGTGGCGACTACCTATGCCTCCGGGGCAGTGGGCAAAGCCGCGGGAACGGTTCTTCAAACAACGGCAAAGAACTCGGCAAGAAAATTCCTTTCCTCTTTCGTTGCCAAGGAAGTAGAAGCCATTGTCGGGAAAGCCGTAGCTTCCAAGTTCGCAAGAAGTGCTGTCAACATTTTCTCCAAGCTTCCCGAAGTCGGGGCGCGCGCCGGGATCAACTTTGCCATATGGAACCAAGTGGCCCCCGCCAACTTCGTAGCCGTCTACTCTCAAAAATATGATAAGGCCATGCAGGAAATGCCGGAGGGACTTGACTCCCGGCAACGGGCAGAGTACGAACTCAAGGCTCAAAGCGATGCCTACTGGTCAGGCATGGGTTCCGCAGTCTTGGCGGGGGCGGTTTCGCTTGCGGTCAACGGTGCTCTCGGCTGGGGGAGAAACGTCAAGGAAAGGTTTGGCCTTGTAGAGTCCTCGGAAAAGATAGGCTTCTCCGATTTACGAACCATGCTTCGGGAATCCATCACTGTTAAAGATGCCGCTGAGTCGCTATGGCAATTTACGAAAGGTGTTCTCAAGACAGCCGGAAGCGGTTCCTTGGAAGAAATCCTTGACACGTATCAGGACATTGCCTTCCGGCAACTCTTCCGTGATGGCCGGATCGATACGGGTAATGTTACCCCGGAAGAAGCACTGGACATGCTTACACGTGTGGGTATCCTTGGCGGGATTGCTAGTACCGCTACCCGTCCACGTGGAAGGACTCCCCGTGAGGTGATTGAAAGAAGGGCGCGGATTGAAGGAAAGGTTTACGATAATACCGTAGCTGAGTACACGAAAAAGAATCCTCTTCCCGAGACAGCCACTCCCGAAGAGCGTGCCATGTACGAACTCCAAAAAGAACAAGTGGGTTCCCAAGCTATTGAAAGGTACCGCCAGAAAATCGATAGCAATATCCGCAGATATGGCGAGGTCATGGATGAGAAAGCTGTCCAACTGATAGAACGAAAGAACCGGGCCATGAGGTTTATTGAAAAATACGTCGATGATCCGGAGTTCAGAACGATCTTGGAACCCGTTCTCAAGAACAAAGAACGAGTGGAAAGTGAAGCTTTCCAATTGTATAACGACCCTATCGGGCCTGACTCAGGGTTTATGCAACGGATTCTGGCCGATGAAGGTAACATTGAGACCTTGCAGAAAATCACAGATGATGAAATGGAGGGGATTATCATTGTCGATGACGGCATCCGGGAAGCCTTGAAGAACGGACGATTCGAAGAAGCTACGGAGATACTGAATGAAACCCTGGACGGCCTCACCAATGACGCTAACGAGAAAGGGCTGCCCCGCCTTCTTGAAAACCTTTACCAAGAAAGCCTGCTGGAATTCCGTCCCGTAGAAGCGGATACCTTCCAGCCTACCATGACTGAGATGGCAGACCTGTTCCCGGAACGGGAGAACGTTCAGTCCTTCCGGGAAGCGGAAGACGTAGACGTGGCCGAATCTACCCCGTTGGAAACCGAACAGCCTGCCGCCGAAGCTCAGGAGACTGTCCCCGACCTTTCCCAGCAAGGCAAATGGGAACCGCCCGCCGAGAGTGAAAACCTTCAAGCAATCGCCGACTACGCTAACAATTATGAGTCCCACAAAGAAGTCCCGGAAAACGTCGTTACTGAAACTCAACAATTTGTTGATCATCTTTTCGCCGAGCAAACGCCGGAAAATGAATCGGCTATCGCGTATCTTCTCAGGGATAACAGGGGACAGGAACTTTCCACGAACGAAGCCAAGGCACTCCTTGAAGAAGCTATTCCGTCAGGGAAACTCCCACGGATGATTGCCAACTGGAAGAAGATGACGGAACCCGGAGGGGCTATCATCTTCGATGGCCCGACACCGGAACCCATCATCGGTAACGCTCAAGCGGTAGACCCCTCCTTGTTTGATGGAGTATTTCGAAGAGATGACGCTCCCACCAATCCCATTCTAGCTGACAAGATTAACAAGCTGATGGGAGAAAGTCCGGTAGCAACTCTGCCGGAAGTCATCAACAACCTTGATAAGATTGGCTTCTCCTCGAAAGAAAAACAGACAGTTCTCAACATTGCCAAACTCCTTCAAGCGAACGGGACTCCCGTTTTCTTTCACTCTGTATCCGATAGCCGGGTTGGTGTAGATGGTGCCACAATCCGTACGGAAGGTACCAACTATGTTATTCTCAACAAAGCCGCCAAGACAGATGCCCTTCATAATACGATTGTTCACGAACTCCTGCATGCGGTACACAATACCCTTTCCAAGAACGAGGCGTACCGGAATCAGGTCAAAGGAGTAAGAGATACTTTCATTGGTGCCCTCCCCCAAATGAGGAGAATCGCAACCGAAGCCAAAAGGTACGCCACTCCCGAGGAAGCGGCCCGAATTGAGTCCATGTTTAATGAAGTCCTGTATGGCTTTGGGATCGTGAGGGAAGGCTCCAAGATACAAAACATAAATGGGAATGAAGTAGACATTACTCAAGAGTTTGTCCCCGTCTTCCTGACAAACCCTCTCGCCAATAAGATTGTCCGAACCTTGACGGGAACTTCCGAACTGGGTGTTCCGGAACTCGATACTCTTGTAGACTTATCCGGGAACGACAACGCTCTCGGTTCCCTTGTCCGCTTGTTTGATGAAGCCCCGACACCAGAGCCGACAACGGCTATCGGAAAGTTTTTGAAATCTGTCATCGACTACTTCAAAGGACTGTTCGGAAAAGCTCCACAAGAGGTTTCCGAAGAAACTCTCGATAACGTGCTACGAGAATACGATATTCCCGAGGATGTCCGGGAGACTTGGGCTGTATTGAATTCAGCCCGGGAAAACGTCCTCCCTGATCCCTCAGCAGTAAGGACTTACGGGGTTGATGACGTGGTACGGATGAATGAGGAGGGTAAACTCCCCGAGGGACGCTTCACTATTCAGCCTTCCATTCAAAGTGAGGTTGAAGTGGAAGTCCCCAGCGAACAGGCCGCCAACATCATCAAGGTTGCCCACATCACGGAAAGCGATTCCAATGTAGCGGAGTTCGTTCAGAAATTGGGACAGGCCGCCCTCGGCAAAGTAGGTATTGAAACGAAAAGCTCTACCGTTTTCGGCAAGCATAATCTCAGAAAATTCCTTGAGACTCATACCACTGTCAAGAAAGCTCTGGAACTGCTGAACAACCAAGCCGCCAAAGAGATGGAGCGATTCATGAAACTCCACCCGGAATTGGTGAACGATCAGGAGTTCGCTAGTCAAGCTATAAAACTTTTTGGTGATCTCAGTAATAAACTCAGTGACGCTCATCTTGCATCAAAGGCCAGACTGAGAGCCGAAGGCCGTGCCCGTGCCGACCTTCAGTACCAGCAGGCGGTAAATTATTACTTCAACAAGTACTTGGAAAATGTTGCGAAGAACGAGTCCATTCAGACTGAGGCTTTCCGAAAGCTGAACGAGGAACACAATCTCGATACTCGGAATGCGGAAATCGAGAAGTGGGTACGTCAGCAGACTGAAGCTATCAACAAGCAGGTAGCGGAACTTCGCGCCCAGCAACGAACTCTTACCAATTCCGAGAAAGCTACCTTTGAATCCGAAACCCGGAACTTCTACCAGTTAAAGATAGAAAACGTAAACCTTCAACGGGAAGCGGGACTCTCGCTCCTTAAGGATATGCGTCCCTTCATCCCGGCTGAAAGTACAGCCGAAGAGCGTGCGGCTATCTGGTCAGACTTCAAGGAAGTCCGTGGGCGTATTGAGCAAATCATCCGGGATCGAGCGAATCAGGAGAAGAAAAGACTGCATGCCGAGCAGGATATCCAGCTCCGGGAGTTCTTCCAAGAAGCCGCACAGAATAATAAGCTTGACAGAAAAACAATTACTGATCTCAAAAGGGAAGCCGTCGACGCTATCAAGGAACAATCCAAACTTGATAAAGAACTCGCTAAGGAGCAACGGTCTATCGCCCTCAAGCAAACCCGTGAAGGATTGGAGTACCTCCAAACCAAACGGGAATTGTATAGGGAGTACCGGAAACAGGTTAAGGATGCCGGGGTAAAGAGAATCGAAAACCTGCATGAACTGAACAGTAAATTGCGGGTATCGGATACCGAAGAGATTCTCCGGCACGAAGCGGAGTTCGCCCGGCAGAGGGCGGAAGCCGAAGAAGTTGTCCGGGGACTGAAAGGTGGGGAACGCCTTCTGGATTTCGCCAAGAACTACCGTCAGGAAACTGCCGGATACCAAGTCGCCATTGGCCGTGCCTACGGGGATGCCGAGATGGTGAACAGTGCCAAGGCCCTCTCCTATTTGAACCGCACCTACTTTGGCGTCGGCAAGGACTTAGCCAATGTCAAGTGGCAAGATATTGTCAGACAATGGTTTGAAATGGGTGGAGAAAAAACGGGTGATCCTGTCAGAGATTACGTATTCGCCCAGCTTGACAGGGCTACCTTGGAACATGCCAACCAACTTCTCGGACAGAATACGGAAGCCATTCTGTCCGCAGTTGATGGCATCTACCGTGCCAAGGAAGTGATGGACAGCCTCCTGAAATCGGATGAGTATCCTTCACTCCAAGAAGCTTACGATTCCCTCATCAGCTCTCCCGATTTCCAGAGACTGAGTTCCTCTTTTCTTTCCCAACTGGAGCCTGCCCTTGCCAACAAGTTCATCGACTCCATCCAGAACGGACACTTCGACCTCCTCACCAAGAAGAACAGGCTTGCTCCCTTGGGCGAGGCCATGGAGAAGGCAACCGTACTCCGTTCCCTTCTTCAGAACCCGGACTTCAAATGGCTTAAGAAAGTTGCCGAAGCCGAAGGGGATCGTGTCCAAAGTTCCTACCTCAACAAGAGGAATATGGAAAGGATTTCCGAAATCTTTAAAGTTGAAAACAATCCCTTTGACATTAAAGAGAAACTTCAAAGGTTCATCGAAGGAAAGGACAACATCGAGAACTACCAGACTACCCTCACCCAAAAGGATGTCCGGACCATTGCGGATATGGAAGTTCCTATTTGGGAAAAGATTGACCTTCTCCGGGAGAAGATAGATACGGAAATCTCGTTCACCAATTCCTCGACAGGGGATGGACACTACATCAACTCCGCAGACTTTAGCAACACGTGGGGAGACACCGCGCGAGATATCATCGCTTCAACCCTTTCCGTTCGGAGTGTCTATGATGCGGTCATGAAACCCCGAACCACTTTAGAGAATCCTTTGAAGAGAAGAACAAACCTTCCTCTCTGGAAGCGTATGGCTTTAGGGGAACTCGGTCATGATGACTTGAAGAGTGTCACAGCAGCAATTCAGAACACGACCTATCAACAGGAAAGGATCATGCTTAACGGTGTCATGATACGTTCCCTGTTTAACGACTTCACGCAGAAAGGATACGTGTCCCGTGAAAGTGGGCCGGGCAAGGCTCAAATCGTAACCCAGCATGAGAACAATCCCTTTAATGGAATGTATGTTGATGAAAAAATTCAGGATGGACTTTACCATTTGATCCGTCCCTCCGATGATGTCATCAAACAGACTCCGCACCTTCAAAGGTACTGGGAGAGACAAGAAAAAGCCAATGCTCTCAGACAGATTATGGGGTTCTACTCTATCGCGACCTTGATTCACCGTCCGGCTTCCACAGTCCGAAACGCTATCGGCGTGGTCTTCCAGCAAGCACATGAAGGGATTGACCCTACGGAGTCTCCCGTCATGGCAAAGGCTTGCTCCGATCTGATCAAGTATGCCATTGCCCTCGGTCTGGAAAAGACGAACAGCAGGCACAGCACATGGGCGGCCAAGTACGTAAGAGATTTCCAGCAAATGACGAACGCCATGGGCATTCGGGAAACGGACATCCCGAGGTTCCTCGTTTCAGAATCCCGGTTCGACCTTCTTCATAGCAGGAACCCGGAACAGATATCCTCTATCGTTCAATCTGAAAACGTTTTGGATGACGCTATCAATGGACGCATCAACCTTGAACCGTTTGTTGGAAAGAGTATCAGTGTCGGGAAATCCATACTGGGGGGACTTAAGAAAGTTTTCTGGGACTATCAGATTCTCCTTTACTCGGCTCCTGACTTCGCCGCCAAGTACATAGCTTACCAGCGTGAGCGGGTACAGGTAGGGAAGAATGAAGAGATTGCCTACCAAATGGCAAAGGAAAAAGAAAAGGCGGGGAAGAAACTGACTGTCCTTGAAGAAACTCTCATCGCCAAGAAGGAAGAAGGAGAAGAAGCATGGAACAATTACCTCAATGGGCTGACTGCTGACATGGTTCTCAACCTCTATCCCACGGGGTCGCGTACTCCCCAGTGGCTACGGAATACGGGGACCATCATCGCTCCTTTCGCCATGTTCACCTACCACACGTTGCAGTCTTCCTACTACAACACGAGGAACGCCTTGCACGAAATGCGTCTCGGTCTCTATGAGATGAGGCGGGAAGGGGGTAACAAGGCCTTGGGGCTTAACCGGATTTATCACGGAGCCACCCGTATAGCCGGGATCGTGGCCGCAACCTATGGCGTGAACATGCTGATCCGTGCGACGATGCCGTATATTCTTTCCCATATCCTTTCATGGGGTGAGGAAAGGAAGCCGGAAGACTATATGATTCTTACGGACGGCTGGGCTATCGAGGCTCTCATCAAGGCGGGGCTTGGGCCGGAGTACTACAGAGACAGTAGCGGAATCAACCTCATCATCGACAAGACTGGACAGACTCTCGGCTTCCAAGACCTGAACGCCTTCATGCCCTACGATATTAACCGACGCATGCTCAGCCCCATCATCCGGTCTATCTCACGGCTGGCCGGGATGAAGAGCGACGATCCGAACGAGGATAAGGAAAGCGTCTTCTCAGAAATCGGCGGGTACTTCCAAGGTTCCTTCATGTCCCAGGCTATCTGGCTCAGTTTCCTGAGCAAGGTTACGGATGCGGAGAACAGTCCCTACGGAATTACCGACCCCAATACGGCCATGCTGAAATGGGAAGACATCCCCAATGCGATTGCCTATACGGCAGGGTTCCCCCCTTCCTTCGGAGACGGTCTCATGTCTACTTACGTAGCCCGCGCGGCGCAGGGGGCACGGGATATCCTCCCCGTTATTGGTGCGCTGAATAGTCTTATCACTCCCATGCTTGGCGTGAAGCCGGGGCAAAGATTCTCGGAAGCCCTCTTGCAGTCGATGGGTGCTGGTGTCAGTAGGACTCGTCCCATGATTGAAGTGTACGCTTCCAGTCTCAGAAAGGTAAACGCGCAGGCAAGCAAGAATAAGTCGGCCATTGATGGAACACTGACAACCGTCTCGCCTTCCAATATCGTTTCAAACGATAGGGAGGTTCTTGAAAAGAGAATGGAGACAGCTTACCAGAATTATATTGAGGATCAAACGGCTCTGCATAACCTGATCCATGGGGCGGTGGCCATGTCGGAAGTCATGTACCCGAACGACTCCAAATCACGGTACCTCCTGCTCACGGAAATCCTTAAGGAAGCCAACATCTCTACTTCCTCCATGGTTTACAAGCAGGCCATGAGTGGACGGATTCTGCCTATGTACAACAGGAAAAGCGGAATCACGAAGATGCAAGCCCTCAACGCCTCCGTCAACCGTGCCCTTAAAACCGTATCGAAACCGGAGGACAAGGAGAAACTCATGGAAGAGTATAATATTAAGAAAGACTTGATCATTAAACAGATGCAGAAAGGAGCCGTGAACTCGGAAGCCATTCCCGTTCCGGTTCTCAAGAAAGCACTTGAAGAAACTGTAGCTCAATGAAACTTCGGGAAAGATATTTCACTGTCCCTCCGGGAGGGTGGCAGTTCAAAATTACGGAAGCCGTTTCCCCACGGTTTGCGGGGAGAGTCATTAAAGGATTCAGTCCCAAGGAAATCGGAGAGAAGTTAAGCCGACTCCTTCACAATAACGGAGAACCGTTTGATGAAGATGTTTACGTGGATGAGTTATGCAAACAGATTCCTCCTGAGTTTTGCGTAGGCTGTCTCCATGAAAAGGATAACACCCAATGGGATACCGTTGCCCCTTTGACTTGGTTCAAAATATATAAGTTCTTCATGACTATGGGCGATTGGCTTCGGAAAGGTCATCGGTTCGTGGAACCCGCTCAGGCCAAGGAAAGGTTTGAGGTGTGCCGGAACTGCCCCCACTCCACCCGGAGGGTAGATGAATCCCGAGAACGGTGCATCTCCTGCTCTGCCGAAAAACTGGCCCGTACATCTTTACTATCCCTGATTAAACCCCTCGGGGAAGTAGACGACAACCCCGAACAGCCCCTCTACTGCAAACTGTGCGGGTGTGAATTGCGGGCAAAGGTATGGTTTGATGTTGGAAATGATTGCTGGAATGGTGTTGACAGCAATCGCCAAAAGAGTTAAACATGCCATGTGATCTAAAGGGATCACAATACCCAACGCAATTAGCCCGTGCATGTTGTCGCTACATGCACGGGCTTTCGTTTAATGGGGAGTGTCTTCGAGGATTCGCTTAATATTTTCCAGCCTCTTTTGAAGGGTGGTAAAATAGTTTCCCGGCTCGACATCCTCACTGCTGTAGACAATGAGGATAGATTCAATCGTCAGCAGGGCAACGTGTTCGGGAGTGAATATCTCCCTGTCCTTGATCCTCATGTTCACGGAGTCTATGTAGATTTGAAAGGACTGGGGAACAAAGTCCCACAAATCCTGTACCCTGTAATAGATTCCGTTACAAATCCAATCTTCCAAATACCATGCCGCTTTGGCGAAGTCCTCTCTCCAAGGAGCGATAGTCTTCTTGCCGAAACGCCAGAGATATTTAACGACATTCGCCAAGTCTGCCGGAAGGTAGCGGACAATCTCAATACATTCCAGCCCGGACTCATCCTGCTTGTAGTGCTTGGGATTGTTCACCATATCCTCCTGCGGAACCTTCTTGCTCATACGCCGCTTGGCTATTTCCACCTCATCTCTCGTCTGGGCAATCTGATACTCGTAAAGCAAGAGCTTCTTCAAGTCACGCCGAAGACTGTCCTTCAATCTGGCCCGCCACCCCATCCCACGTTTCATATTCATCGTGATATGGGAGTAAAGTTCAAGCCCTTTCGTTTGCAGGTTAAGCGCAATCCGTGCCGCCCGCTCGATAGACATGGCGTACTTGGGATTGACTGTCATAGAGAACGGGATGGAAGGAAAGGAAAACTTAACCGTAAACGTCATACCATTGAAGGCAATGCCGTGGTACTTCGAGTTCACGTAAGGAGCCTTCCATCCTCCTTGGACGATAGCTTCCTTACGGGCACGCTTGGCTTCTCGGGAAAGATGGGTGAACTCTTTCCTTCGCTTGAACTCGGCAAGCATATCTTCTAACAATTCTTCGTCTGTCATTCCAGTTCTTTGAGTTTATCTTCCAAGTTACGGATAAGGTCTGCCGCTTCCTGTGGGGTCATGTGGATTGTCCCGTCGATCCATATCTCCGGTGTCCCTAAGTCATCATATTCAATATGGACAAACGGGAAAAAGGTCACGTCTTTGAATCTCGTCAGTTCAATTTTCATAGAGTCTCATGAAATCTTCTTCGTTAATAAACTTGACTCCCAGCTCTTCGCCTTTCTTTCTCTTATTGGCTCCGGGAGATTCGCCAAGGATGATGTAGTCAGTTTGCCGGGAAACGTTTTCACGGAAATTTCCTCCGCAACTTTGAATCATCTCCTCAAACTCTCCGCGCTTCCGGGAAAGGGTGCCTGTAATCACAAAGGTTTTCCCTTTGATGTTCGGGTTCTCCTTGAACTCGAACGAGGACTCGGGATCGAACCCCTGCGTGTCGAGGAAAGACATCAGGTCTTCCCCGTTCTTTGCAATCCAGTTCTTAATAGACTGGTCAACTGACAAGTCGGCAGAGTTAAAGCAACGGATAAAGTCTTTCAGGGAACGGAACTTCTGAGAAAGCTTCTTCGCTTCCCGGACGCCGACTTGGGGAATCTGCAAGGCAACAAGCCACTTGTGCAGAGGCTTCTTCCTCGTTTCCTGCATGCCTTCGAATATCTTTTGAGCGATGGGCGAGCGTTTACCGACATCAAGAATCTCTTCCCATTGTTCCACGGACAGGTACAAAAGTTCCCGCCAATTGGAAACCTGTCCGAAGATAAGGTCTCCGTCCCACTTCACGATAAACCGGGAAGCTTTTTCTCCCAGCCCCTTGACCTCCAGAGCCTGACGACTGAACGCATACTCGATGGAAGCGGCCAGTCTTCCGGGGCAGTCTTGGTTAGTGCAGACTAGCTTTCTTCCGTCCTGAGTAACAGGCCCCCCACATTCGGGGCACTTGTCCAGCTCATAGTGGGGACGGTTCCAGTCCATGCGCTCCACAACCCGGACGATCCCCGGAATGATGTGGCCGTTCTTGGCAATCTCCACCTTGTCATGAACGGCAAGGTCAAGGTCGCGCAGGAATTCTACGTTATTTAACGTAGCCCGGTCAATCACGGAACCGTCAATGGTTACGGGATCGAAGACGGCTACCGGGGTAAGGGTACCCGAACGCCCCACTTGCCAACTAACCTTGCGAATGTAAGTCTCCTTCTTCTCCGGGATAAACTTGATGGCGAACGCCCACGTGGGATGGTGGGAGGTAGGCTGAAACTCTTCCCGGACACTGAACTCGTTTGCCTTGACAACCAACCCGTCACAAGGAAATTCGTAATCGTTAATCTCTTTGTACAATCTTCGAATGAGCCACTTGACATAAGGAGGATCAGCGGCACTCGGTACTTCCCACGGGAAAACGACAGGCAGGTCATCACTCAGTTTCCAGAAAGAATCAAGAGAGGACACAATGCCCGGACAGTTTACCTCGTAAACGATAAGGCGAAGCTTGCGGTTTTCTCCCCCCTCCTTAAGCTTCAAGGTTCCCGCCGCAAGGTTGCGAGGATGGGCGAACTTCTGCCCTTCCTCCTCACAAATCTGCCGGAAGTCTTCCTTGGAAATAACGACCTCCCCACGCAAGATAACCGTGGAATAAGCCTCGAACTTCTTGACGTAGGCGGGGGCAAGCTTGAACCGAAGGACATTCTCAGTCACGTCCTCACCAAAGATTCCGTCGCCACGGGTGAGGGCATACAAAAGTCTTCCATTAAAATAGTGCAACTCCAAGGATACCCCATCGAACTTAGGCTCAATGACTATGGCCTTCTTAATGTCGAACTTGCCGGAAGACTTTTGCTCTATCTGGCAAACCAAGTCCACCGTCCGTTCAATGGCGGCATCCAGTCCATCAGGCCCTTCCTCCTCATAGACATTCTCCAAGGAAAGCATGGGGTAGGGGTGGGCAACCTTCTTGGATTCCGGGGACAAGTCACTCCCCACTTCATCAAGGAGAGGGTTCTTGGGATCGAGTGCCCGGAGACGTTCCACGTACATATCATACTCGGCATCTTCAATCATCGAAGTATGCCGGACGTAATACGACTGCCTCCACATTTTAATGAGGCGTTCCAGTTTAGCTATTTCTGTATTCATGAATTATTTCTTTTATATCTTCAATTTTGTAGTGTGTTGTCGTGATAAGCTTACCTAGCTTATTCCTGTAGGTAAACTTATGCTTTTTAATTTCCTTCCCAATGATAAGCTTGGAAAGAATATAGATGTTTACTTTATACCTTTTCGATGCTTCTGTTTTGGAGATATAGATTGCGGGATCAGGTTTCACACCTGATTCTCGAATCCTTTTAAGCTCCATCACTTGCTCCCTGTCATATAAAAACTTGAACTTGACTGGAACTCTTTTGACTTCATGTTCCCTAAGGTATTTAACTAAGTGACTATCGCAATGATTACGGAAACCTAAAAGCTCGCTAGCTTCTTGAGGAGTTACGTAACCCGCCAGAGTATAGTCTTCCAAGGGAACGGTATTCTTATACCTTTCCTTTTTCTTCTTAGACTCTTCGGGGAACTTGATTGCTGGGTGATCAATTCGTTTAGTCATAGTGCTATGATGTAAGAATCCACTGCCAAGATGCCGAAGCCTATAGCCGCATGCCCGTAACACTTCTTCATACAGTAAGCAACAACATTAATACAGGACTCTTTAATTTCCTCTCTCTCCTGTTTAAGAAGGTAGGAAATTATTATAGCGGCTCTTGCCATGAAGAAATACATGACTCCCAGCAACACGAAACACATTCCGAAGAACATGAGCGTTAGTTCAATAAATGTTCTGTACATATTAATTGAAATAGAGTATGTGTATCGGCCTGTCTCCCCTTATTATTAAATCCCTACCTTCAACTCTAAGATAGAAAGAGTCTCCTACACTAGTAATACTTGCCCCTTTAGTAGGCACCTTCTCAAGTATTGTAGAATAATAAGGATCTGTACTATACTTTACTGACATATATCTATACTTCTTGTTCACAGGAATCTCTTTCCCTCCATCACAGCTTGGCAATATCGTTACGGACATCCCTAGCAACATTAGTAAGATGGTCTTTTTGTAGATTGTTTTCATTTAATTGTTTCCTTCTATCTTTATATCGTTGCATTCTTGTTGTTCGAGACAGGTACTCTACAAGAGCATCCACCTCATCCTTTTTATATACCTTGCATACCCGGTAGTTTTTTCTGCCTGCCCGAGTATACAAGTACCTCACCTTCTTCCAAGCGGGCTGGATAATCTGCCTGGAAATAAGGCTTGGGAATTCGTTAGGATTGCACCTGAGCATGACTAGGATTTCATCTCTCAGGTACCAGTCCTTTCGCATGGTCTCGTCCCATATCTCTATCTTATGGGGCGACCGCTCAACATCCTCCCGAAGGAAAATGTAAACGGGATTCCGCATAAAGGGGATGATGACTTCATACTTTCGTATGGAATCGTCTTCCATAAGGCGTTTCTGTGCCGTCTTTTCCCCGCAGTGAAGGTAGGCGCACGCTTCCTTAAGCGTCATATGCTTTTTTGATATGTGGGAACTGGTGATAGTGAACCTCATGGCAGTCTTCAATATCACTGTGACCGTCACCTCCCCCGGCTTATGCTGGGGGAGGTGTAGCCGCCCCCCTTTCTTGGGAAGGGGTACGGTTCGAATTTCTCTTTCATCTTGCGGAAACTCCATCTTCCGTTTGACTTTCTTTTTTACAACAGGGCGGGGCAGTATGCTCCACCCCCTTGAAGTTGGCAGTATATTATCTGGACTCATCTGTTGTTCTAACTATGGTATAATGTTTATTCCCATGGATATATGCCGCTACTGTTACAAGTATCTTTTCCAGTTCGAAAGGTGAATCCTCATTAGGGTAATTAATAAAATGGAAGCCGATATACTCTAAACAACTTTTCAACATTTTCGGAGACTCTATTTTCCAATCATTAGGACGGTGATAAATGGCGTTATACCGCATGCCATTGAAATTGTAAGAAAGAATCCCACACCATTCATGCCTTAACGTAGGCTCCCACTTGGTAGGGGGGAGCCTTGGCGAGTGCCTGTTCATTTCAACATACGTCAGGATGGGAAGCTCTGAATCGGGATCAATAACCGTGTAGCGTCTATCGGTAGTGTGCATTCTCCCAAGGAATCTTTGCACTTCTTCGTCAGTGCATAAACTCCGTGGAGTAAAATCTTTAATGAAATCTTCTCCGATATGGTGAACCTTGTGCCAGCTAACTTTAGAGCCGACCGCACCCTCACCCCTTTCCGGGTGGACTATCTTTTCTAAACGGGGCAAGTCTTCATTAAAAAGATACTCCTTTGCCAAGTGCCGTAAGATATGTTTTACAATATTCATTTTCAATTATCCATTAAGTTGTGGAAGTCAGTAGGTGAAGGAAAGTTGAACCATTTTTCCGGTATCAGAAACTCTTTTCCTTTGTTGTAAGAATGCGCCACCTGCATTGCCGTTTTTAAGTCCATAAAATACTCTCCTTTTGGGGACGTAAGAATGTCGCACTTACTATACGATCCAGTTCTGTTTCTCATGTTAAGAGTTACTCGGAATCTAAAGTCGTCAGCCCTAACAACTCTCGCAAGAAAGAGCGGCGATTCTTTCTTCTCTTGTTCTGTCCATTCGTGTTTCTGTTTCTTCATTACTCCAAAATATTTTTAGGGTATTATTACAGTACCCTTTAACAATTCTAATCTTATAGGGCAAGGCTCCAAGGATACTGGAAAGCTTCTCCACTTCCTTTGCCCTATCGGGTACGGATGAATCTGCATAGAAGCGGATCACGTAGTGAATATCCGTGATCCGGTAGTCTTCTATATTTACGGATTCCCTGCAATAGTTTATGAATCTATCTTTTGTTCTCATGTCTTTGTCTTTTCTATCCTGATACCAATCAGGTTTCCGCATGCCCCTGTAGGACATGCGGTGTACCCGGTTAGTTTAGACTTACCAATACCCCATCCTCGGAGAAGGCCAGCTTTTCTCGGGAACAGAATTCTTCGGTCACCTCTATGAGACTACGAAAGTATGCGGACTGCATCATATGGTTATACAGTTTAGCCTGTAAACTGTACCACCAAGTGATAGGGCCTTTGAAGTAGTTGACATCCACTCCATCCTTCTTTGCCTGGTTGGTCTTAGGCCAGCCAAGGCATAACTGGATTCTTTCCCTGTTCTCCGCTACGAATTTACTGTTACTCTGTTCATCCTCATACGAATAGAAGTCTCCATATTTTACAAAGTTGTCAAAGTCCCGCATGGAAAACTGGTGAGCGTTTGGGGGAAGCAGAACCGTATCGACAAACAATCTCAGGTTACGGATATTCTTTGAGTTCACTGTAAAAAAGAAATATGAAATCAAATTTCTTTTCCTGATAATCTCAAAGTTATTCACTTTAAGCTCTATTCCGAAAGCGGATTCCATTCCGATAGAGAAGTTCTTAATAGCTCCATTAAGAACTGCATCTACCTTATCATATGATTCATTATCTAAGCGTATATTTCCCAAAGCCTTGTACTGGGTTTCGGCACCTAGTTCACTTATCTTATAAATTTTTAAGGTCATTCTGCTAAAAGGTTTCTGTTGTAAACAGTATGGGAACTACTTCCTTCCTCTTCCACTATCAATTCCAGTCTAACTAAAGACTTGAATCGTGGCCAAGCATCCATGCAAAAGAGAAGAAGCTGTTCTCTCACTTTTAACATGTCTTCCATCTTGAAGGCCAGAAAGAACTCAGCTTTCCTCACCGTACAATAACTACGGTTATTGAGAGCCACTGTCCGAGGCGGATGTTTCAGTACATTCCAAGAGTTACCAGTGTCCTTTTTCAATTTCTTCCTGAAGTGGTAAAGGGTAAGATGCTCAGAATAGTCAATCACTATTTTGAACCTGTAAAATCTAGGTTGTTCCATTTTCATTGGTATTACGCACATGCACATAAGTTTAGTCAGAAATAAAGTTTATAAATTCGAGATGAAGGGTTTAATTGATAGTAGAAATACTCCCTACCGTCAGGTTCAAGGGAAACTCCTACCATATAGGAACCCTGCCTTGGAGCGTGAAACTCCCACAAGGTTTTATCTTCAAGCTGGCCGTTTGTCTCGAACGCTCGAATGGTGAATCCTTTCGGTGTGTCGAAAACGTCCAGCTTATAGGGTAAAGCTTTCGCTACCCCGGACAGGTAATTAATAAACCTATCCGGGTAAACTTTCTTTTTATGTATTTTGTAAGTCATCGGTTCGTGTAAATTAGTTCGGAAATTTCTTCGAGGTCAAATCTCCAATTGATAAATTCATCCTCGTATTGTTTCTTATGAATATCCCAGTCATTATAAACACGGTCAACATACTGGTCTAGGATAGTTGTAAACCTCTTCTTCAAAGAAGCTTTAGATTTTCTCACCCTCCAAATGTTTTTTAAGTCTGTCTCAACAGTACTATAAAAGTCTTGTAAATCTACAAGTCCCTCAGTATCTTCATTGAATGTAAGACGTACCTTAAATAGTAACCTTCTAATTTTTGTTATGAAGTCGATGGATAGGGATTCTCCTTCATTAGTTAAGTACCCGGTATTTTCTATACCATCTACATTCTCCCTACACATAGTGAAAAACTTAATTTGAACCTCATGCCGGATAAACTCCTTGTTAAGCTTTACTAACCTACATCTATGTTCTTCATATAAATCATTCAATGATTTGTTCAAAAGTTCTTTGTTCATATCTTTTAATTTAGTCTTTTAATTTAGTCTCCTAATATCAACTTATTAGGATAAAATGCTGAGTATACAAGGTAATCCCGTCCTTTGATATGGCGGCTAGACAAGCCCTTAAAGCAAGGGTCTTGTCTACGAATGAAACTAATAAACCTTGTCACTACCTCCCCTAACTTTTCGTCAGGTTCTTCCAAGTTAACGTTTACATAGAACCGGACACGGAAACCTCCACGCTTAATTGAAGCCGTCCAATCCGTCCTTTCTCCCTTCATTGTTGAATGGAACTCCTTTATTATTGATGATACCTCCATATTGTTTTTATTTCTTTCTATCCTAATTATTCATAAATCTTTGCAATGTATAACTTAATCCAGTTTCCGTCAAGGTCATACCTGCAATACTTCGCCATTTCAAAGACACTTACCCACCTTTTTAAAATACTGTTGGCTATAGTTACGCGACAGTACAAATTATTTTCGTTTTCGTACTGTATCGCCACGGTTATGGGGGTCTCGGTTAGGTAACTATGCTTGTCGATATCATTGTAACCGGTAATCCTAATCGCACCCCCGACTCCGATATCCACGTACTTAATGCCATGACCGGAAAAAACTGAAAAATTTAGTTTAAAAATTTCCTTTAAAACTTCCTCGGGCAGTTCAAGTCCTTCAACTTTAGGTGTCTTCATAAAAGTATAAGTTTTAAATCATCTTCTTCAATGACTGTGAAAAGAATTCCTTCTCCCCCGCATATACTCATGCAATTCCCATAAGCTACGGGAGACTAAGAAAACTGATACGTTATCACTAAAAACTATAGCTAGTTCAGAAGAGTCATCCTCTACATTATACCTATTATACGCTTTCAGCAAATTAGCCTCGCTTTGGTCCTGAGCATTCCATTCGGAACAGCTGTCTACATCATAAATCCTAACTCCATTCAGGTATAGAGTCTCGATAGTTCTTTCATAACTAGTTAACTCTAATAGAATTTCAATTATCTCTTTTGTTTGTTCAAATGTTACTTTCATAATCTTCATCTCCTTCTTCTGAGTTTAAACCAGATAATATCATAGCAGATGCATCTCTTACTATTTTTACAGTAATATAAGGGTACCTCTCTATTAGCTCTTGTGCTTTCTCGATAGCGGATTCTTCCGATTCGAAAAAGAAAGTGTCTGAAACTTTTGGAGAGTCGCCAAATCTAGTATACCTACTCCTCCCCGGATATTTAAGCATTAAATAATATAAATTAATTTCCATATCATTGAATCTTTTCTATCATTTTAGCGTTATAAAGTATAATCCTAATATTAAGATCTGGATTCTCCTTTGCTAATGCCTTCGCATATGCTCTAGCCATACGTAAATTAGGCCAAAAAGCAGTGTTAATAATTCTATTTGTCATATCTCCGTTTGGAGCGTAACGCATATACCGTTTATCTTCTTTCCACTTGACTGCTAAATAATAGTTAAACATAATCTTAATTCTTTCTACCTTGCCGATTAACTGGCAAGCTTCAGGGAACAAGGCAATCCCTTGAACCCGGCAGGCTTAACAATTAGCCTAATGAGTCAAACACAACTACGAACATTTGACTGCTACGGTATCCAAGATACCTGCCAACAGCAAAAAGTGCTTGAAGTGTGGCCCCCTCACCCACTCCGTCAAAGTCTCTCTTAAACTTGAGTCCCATGTCCTCTAGGGCACGCTGTGCGGCCGCTGACTGGCGGTCATAACCACAACCGCCAGCGGAGCCTTTTCCCCGGAGCTGTTCATGACCTTCCAGCTTCCCCGTTCCGTCCCAGACAATCGCTTCGCAGTAAAGCGGGCAGTAGTAAGCATCACCACCTGAGAAGTGGAAATTCAGCCGGAGGAGTTCAATGCCATCCCTAGCTTCCTTCGTCCGTGCGAACAAGGAAATTCTCCTTACCTGCTTTCTCGGAAGCCTCCTTCCGAACTTCTTTTTAGGCTCTTCAAACCCGACGACTTGATTGAACGTGCTTTCATTTCTTCTATATGGTATCTTGTACATAATATTATTTTCTTTCTATCCTGTAATGTTTCAACATTCAGGTTTCCGGGGACATGTAAGCTACATGTCCCCGGCATATCCGAACATCGTTTAGGGTAAAGGACTTTTACAGTCTATCCGGCTAAAGAATACGCTCCTATCTCCTTTACGAAGGAATAATGCTAACTGAGACTTCCCAGATTCGTAGAAGCTACCTTTATCTCTGGTAGTAGTATTCTGCATTAATCGTAGCCGTTCTCCTGCCATGCCGTTTAGGATAGCCACTCTCTTTTGAAGATACTTTGCACTTTTTCTTGTGCCCAAAGCGGTAGACAACTGGCTAGCAGAATTTTCAATGATTTGGATATCTGTAAAGCCGTGATTGTTAACTTGCCGTAAATACTTTTTAATTTTCATGGCAGTTTATTCAGGTAATATTTGAACCTTCCCCACACTTCAGGTCGTTTCTCAATAAGCTTTTCAAGTTCCTTTTTCGTAATATCATTATTCCGTAAAAGGTCCATGAAATGCTTATTAATTTCAGAAGACCTTGAAAGTGCACCGTAATAATATTGCTTTTGAGTTTTCATTTTTTAGTACCCTTTAAAGATTCCGTTTTCCATCATCTGAAAAGCTTTAATGCCATGACTGCATGGCCTGCCTTTCCAGTACTGATAGCACGTCAATGCCTCCCGATAGTCAAAAATGACGAGGTAACGCAATCGCGTTTGCCTCGCCATGAGCTCCAAAACTTTGTGCTTTTGTTGCAGGGTAATGTAAACCTCACAACCTGAGACACTTATAACTTTATCCCCAACCGGAAAAAGGAACTGGTTGACTCTTACCTTGTGCCAGCATGAGGGAAAGCTGTACGCGCTCCATGTACCGGAGCCGACAATAAACTTGTCTAACGTGCACACATCCCCCCATTCCTTTAACTTTTTCAAGGATGCCGTTGATATTTTATTCTTCACCTTGCAGTTCCTTTCTATATTCCAAATCTTCTTTTATCACATCATCAGAAATCATGCGGTTGAATTCTTTCGCTAATCGCCTATAAAGGCTATATTCAACCTCGTCCAACCAAAGGTTAAAATTAGTTCGGATAACCCTATAAAGTTCATTAAAGCTATCCTCGTATTGTGTTAATGACTTAGAAATTATTATCACAATGTCGTGGAGGATACTCGGGTCTTTGCTATAGCATATCGTAGTGAGACTACCTAAATTATAACCTTTACTCTTTAAGGTTTCAAGAAGAGGCTCCAGCTCTTCATTTTCTTTAACCCCTAAAGTTTCCAAAATAAACTCTTCCATATCTTCAATGTTGGAAGAGTTTACGTAAACCCGAGTACATGCCAAATCTGAATCCATGCAATATGGATTAAAGGAGCAATTATACTCTACATCTTTAATACTTAAATTTAGAGGGTTCTCATGGTTAAGGTAATTTAAGAATTCAATGACCGTCGGTCCTAAGAATTCCTTATAATTCTTTATCCGGTACTCCCTTTCTTTTTCAATTTCTTCTTCACTTATTTTCATAACATTTCAACTTTCTATTTTGCCTTTAACTGACAAGTTTCTGGGATCAAGTTAAACTTGATCCCAGCTTACTTACCAATTATCTATGCCATATCTATATCCTTTATCAGTATCATAGCAAGATACCCTTATAGCTAGGGCTCTACGGATAGACCCTAGCACCAAGAGACGGCACTTAATGTGCATAGCCAAAACACTGGTTTTCTCTTTTCGGTACTGGCTAAAAAGTTCCCGGAGTCCTTTTTGCTCCCTCCAATACCAGCTCCATGATAATTCTGCCCTTTTCATAGTGATTCTCTAATTCCTAAACTCAAAACATTATCATTAACGGTCAAGTATAGGTGGTCTACATTTTCAACTTCATCATCTAGTAATCTTCTTATATCTATAAAGTACTTTCGTGATACTTTGTTATTACTAAATTCAAAATGGAAAATTCTTAACTTCTCATAGTTAAAATAATTTTGATAACCTATACATTCGGTACAGCAACATTGTAATTCCTCACTCTCTCTCAATAGTCGGAAAATATTCTTAATCATCTCCATCTTCATTGTCTTGAATCTCTTGAATATATAATCTTAAACCGTTCTTTCTTTTCATAAAGTTAAAAAGGTCAGTCGCCAAAACTTCGCGTCGAAGTCTAAAGTAAATTCTTTGAATCAAATCCAAACTTTGTCCTACGTCATGAAACTTTACCTTCATAATCTTAAGACCGGAAGATTTTATCCAATCTTCAATCCGGTCAAAATATATGGACACGTCTTCTCTATACCCACCCTTCCAAAAATGCGTATATAGCTCTATATCTTTAACATTCTTGTCGTCTAGTATAAGCGTAAGCACTTGTACTAACATCTTGTTTGTTATATTCATGCAATCTCTTTAATATAAAGTTTCAAACAGTCGGTTTTATCAAAAAAGTTAAAGAGTTGAAACCCATCAACTTCTTTAAGGAGCAATCGGCGAACTTCCAAAACGAACGATTGGTCGTCAAAGTCTTCCTTAAACTTTACTTTAATTAACTTAAGGCTTGAAGACGTTGCCCAATCTTCAAGGCTAGTAACTGTAGGCTCCCAATAACAATAATCATCATTCCACTTATGGAGGCATAACTTAGCTTCAACTATCTTTTTCGGTGCAGGTATTTTCATAAACTTTGCAAGTAAGCGTTAAAGTCAAATATTAAAATAAACTTGGGAAGTTTATTTTAATATTTGATCGTAAAAGTTAAAGGTCATAACTTAATCCTTCTCCGTAACTGCTATAATATCAAAGTCATCCCAATCCCAATTGCTGGGATCACCCCAAAAATCAGGATCGCTCGCAAGCTTACTCTTATCGAGTAAGGCCTCAAAGGTGAGGGTTACATCTTGCAAGGTCTCCCGGTTATAGGCTGGCATATCCCATAAGGATACCTCATAACCCTCCGGCTCCCAAGTGGGGATACCGTTAGTCGGGTAAGCACTGTCCATGCCGATATATACGATACCGTCATGCCGATACTCCCCATACATCATACTGTCTTTTTCTATATCTTTTCTTTTCATAATCTTTTATCTTTCTACCCTGTATGCTCGATGCGTACAGGTCTCCGCTTACTCTAACCAGCAAGCGGAGACCTACACACTCTTAACAAGAGAGACCGGAGCTTGTCATAAGCTCCGGTCTCTGACTCTCCTCTGTCCTATTTCGCACTAGATATACGCAGGACGAGACAGTATCACTGTCTTTTTGGGGAGTGCCATGTCAGCTACTCCCCTCAGTTATCACATATACCTATCATCTCATGTCTATCTACTGTCGAGAGTAGCTTACTCTCTCACTGAGGGACTTGCGCCGTATCCGGTGGAGCCGTCAGTCATCATCCCCTCGGACGATGTAACGATCCTACCATAATCTTTCCCGATGTCAACCAACCAGCCCACGCAATTCCGATGTAACTCCTTGACTGTTAACAGGAAAAATTTTTTAGATTTTTTTTTCTAGCTTCTACTCACTTTTTGAAGAGTCTGGTAGACAATTTCACTAGTCGCTGATGGTCAAAGTGTTACAAGGCTTTCAGCTTCGTAAGTAGTTGTCCTCACCACAATCAGCGGACACTCTTACAACTTGACATCTAGCTCACAAGCCCATCGCGTAACCCCTCACTTAGATAACATTTAACCAAACGGTTAAATGATACCAGAGATAGGAAGCATGCTTCATATTATAAAATTTTATACGCTTGTGTCATACTTCATATAAAATTTTATGTTTTCGGGGCAATTTGAGGCCGAAACAAGGGAAGCAGAACGCGGAAAAGTGGACGGAAAATGTTGACTGTTAAGGTTTAGGGTAAAGCGTGAGGGTAGACATAAAAATTTATGGCGATTCGCGTATAGGGTTAGCGTAACGTTAATTAACGTAAAACTTAGGTAAGGGCAAAATTTTATGTATTTACATTGTACATACATAAAATTTTTACCAAGAGGATTCCAAAAATGGCAGAAAAGCCCAAACGTTAAAGAATCGATAAAGAAGGCACCCGATAACTTTAACGGGAGACTTTATACATTAAACACTAAACGCCTCACGCCCAACGCTTTACGCTATACTCTTTAATCCTATTTCACATTACATATATTATGCGAAGTACGCTACACAAGTAACTGACTATCAGTAAGTTGTAACCGATACACCTTTCGCGTATCTAGAAACCGGAGGCACCTATGGGTCACTCGTGCCAGTAATCCAGCCTCCCGAGGCGCTTTAAAAAATCCCTGGGAGAGGGGAAAGACCACCACCCTGGGGGGCCGCCTTGGGTTTCGCCTAGGCCCAAATATATCCCCCAGTACCTACTCCCGATACCCGATACCCGATACCCGATACCCGATACCCGTTACCCGTTACCACCACCCCGTTACCCGTTACCACCACCCCGTCACGTGGTACGTCAAAAAGGTACCGGAAACGGCCAGAATTGGCCCTAGAACACGTTTCCGGTACCGGAGAGGGTGACATACCGTGGAGAGTGGCAAACGGCCTTTCTAGGGCAAAATACGAGGTCGTTCAAGGGCAGGTGAGGCATTGTTCGGTGACTCACCCCATAAAGGCTTATACTCAGTGGCTTATACCATAACCGCTTTTAGGTGAGCCACCGAGTTTGGAAGCTAAAATCACTCGGTGGCTCACTCGGTGGCTCACCCCAAAATTCCTCATTTTCAATTAGTTAATCCCTATAATATATATAATGAGTCACCGAGTCACCATATATTATATATATTATAGAAAAAATTTCCGAGGTGTATTATATGTTTATTACACGCGTAAAGTGTTAAAACGTTCGGTGCCTCAGTGCCTCGGTGACTCACTCCTATGATAACTGCTTCATGCTAAATGCTTTAAGGTGAGGCATCAAGCGGGGGGCCTCCCCCTTCAATTCGGTGACTCACCCCACTTTTTGAACAGTTGTTCATCGTTTTAGTTGCCTCACTTTTCACTTTTTGAACACTTGTTCATCGTTTTTAAGGGTCTCATTTTCACTTTTTGAACGGTTGTACGTCAAAAAAAGCCCCCGTTCGAGGTGAACGGGGGCTTGAGTGAGTCACTGAGAGGTGTCTCACTTCTCGGCTTTGACGCTCGGCGTTCCCGGATCGGCGATCTCGACAGGGATGACTCGTACCTGTTTTCCATTAACGCGCCTGCGGAAGGTCTCATACCTTTGGTTGGTTCCTCTTGTAGACTTGGCAGGGGCTATCCCGGCGATGGAACGGGCGAACATGCGGCATTCCTTGGCTGTAGGCATTTGAGGGTTCCCCAGCCGTTGCCGGAGATTCCAGAGGATCATTTTGACACTCGAATGCTCTACGGGAATCGTGTCACGCCTTAAAACCCCCGGTTCAACCTCCTCGTCTGCGGGCACGTATCTCAGGTACGAGGCAAGGAAATCATCTTCATTTTTGGTTACCGCATTAGTTTCGTTATTTTCCGTGGAAATAGCTTCAAGTTTCCTAAAGATTCCAGCCTCATTCATATTGGATTCGACTCTTTCTTTAACTTGTGCCCAAAGCTGGAACTTGTTCATTTTTTCCAGTGTATCCAAGTCGATACGACTTAAGTATAAGGCGAAAAAGCGTCTACTCCCGGTTTCGTCTACAAGAAATTGTTCCCGGTTTGTACTTCCAATAAAGCTTGCTCGCGTTTCATACCACCCCGCAACTCTTCCATAAGGTGGACGATATTTAATTTGCGAGGTTGTAAGATATGCTTTTAGCTTGGAAACATAGTTTTCGTTAAAGGAAGTCGAGTCCAATTCGTCCAAATGGACGATTCCTCCGTCGATCAGGAGTCCAAGGTTGTCCTTGTTGGATGGGTTCATCTCGGAGACTTCAGAAACGGCACCCCGCACGGGTGCGAGCTGGCTGATCCACCTATTCTTGAAAAGTCCCTGCTTCCCGACAAGCACAGGCATGGCGTTCGTCCGTTTGGGGCACTTGCCCGTGATTACCCTTTCAAAGCGCATGTAGGCGCATTCCAGCCACGTGACGATGACTTGGTGGATAAAATCCTTCTTTTGTCTCTCCTTCTCCTCCTCGGGCAAATTCTCCCATTCCTCGGAGGAGGAGAGTTCCCAGCCCGGATCGGGGACGAGAGTATCGGTCAGCTCCGTCAGCCTGTCCTTCCCGTCCCACTTTTCAGCGGAGGCCAGAAGGACTATGGGATGGTAGATGAACCTCGTCTCAAGGTTCTGGACACACTGGTAGATGCATTTGATATGGTTTCCGGGAATGTGTCTATTGAGAAGGGAATGGAGTTGGGCGTAGGTTCCGTCATTGACGATGTATCCCGGTTCGTCCGTCCGGTCACGCCGTACCAGTTCGGTTTCCCCCGTCAGCATATTCCGTACGGGGATGAGGCGCAGGCATTCGGTGATGTACCAGATGACGTTGGCATCGGATTGGGGAAGGGGGACGGTCACCTTGTCGTTCTTCGGGCCAACTTCTTTGGTCTCGGGCCAGCCGCAGACGAAGGAGTTGGGGTCGTACTGTTCGGTAATAGACCTTCCGTAGTTGGGTTCGGAGTTGATGAGATTGGCAAGGTTTGTCTTGAACCTGCCCCATGCTTCGAGAACGTCAGCCTTGACGGTATCCGGGAGTTCGCTTACGTCGTCCCCTTCTTTTCCTCCCTCTTCCAAGTCGCTTTCATCGAGAGCGATTCCGGTGAGCGAGTCGATCCGGCTGTCCGTGAAAGAATCCCACAGCTTCCACATGGGGTTTTTGACTTTCTTCAAGGAGTGGCAGGAGTCGTGGAGGCAGTACCAGATGACATTGTAGGGATTGTCCGCATCGACCTTGCACATGAGGTCGGTGTCTTGCCGGGGAGTCGTGCAGTGTTCCTCACAGCAGGGGCAGAATCCCGTCCACTTGTCCCCTGCCGGGCGCATCCCGTGGAGAATGGTTTCGGCTTCCTTCTCGTGCCCCGTTTCCCGAAGCCAGTTGACGAAATCCTTGCTGATGAGCGGGGGAAGAGTACAGTTTCCGGGGTCGTCGGCATCCAGTACGGCTTGCAGGGGTCGGAGAATGCCACCACCGCCCTTGAGGTTTTCCATTCTCCGTTCTAAAAGTTCCCGGTTCAGGGTTTCTAAAAATTTTTTATCGAAGGAGGCCGGGGAAAAAGTTTCCGGGAAGTGGGATTTTCCTCCGAGCCAGAGGAATTGAAGCCGGGCGGCATCCTTGCAGGAGGTATCCACGGCGAATCCCTGCTTTCTCACCTCGCTTGAGAAGTAGTAGAAGAGGGCGGCGTGCTCCGAGAGGCGTTTGTCGAGGGGGCCGGAGGGGGTGTAGTTGCTTTTGAAAAGGATTTTCAGTCCCCCGGAGGGGCTTTGGTACATGAAAAGGTACCCGGGTATGGCGTTTTCCCGGATACCTTTTGCCATTTGCCAGAGGTTTTCAGCTTCTCCGGGGTTGCCGTCCTTGCCAAGGTCGATGTCGATGCCGAAAATCCCGGTATGATCCCAGATGTCGGGATCAATTCCGGCCAGCCGTTTGGGGGTGATGGGCTTTTCAAGGCTTTCGAGCTTGCGTGCGAGGGCTTGTTTTCTGAAATGGATGGAGGGAACGAAGGCTGGGAGTGTCTTTTTGGTCTCCCCTTTTTCCCTTCCCTCCCAGGCGGGAACTGATTCGAGAAAGAGTTTCGGAAGGGCTATCGTTTTTCCGTAGTCGCCGAAGGCCCTTCGTATCGTGTGCACTTGAAAGGCGATACGTCTTAGATGTGTCGGGATTCCGTCAAGGTTGCCCCGGAAAAGTTTTTGAATATCGGAAAGGGAGAACTCTTCCGTGGTCGTGCATCCTCCTGCCGTGATGACTTTGCCAGTTCTTGGATTGACTGGGTTAAACCACTTACGGTTAGGGAGTGACGTGATTGTGAGAAAGGAAGACTGCTCGGTTGGTTGGGTCAAGTTGTTCATAAGTTTGGGTTCCAACACCTACTTTTTTTAGGGTGGTATGTCGAGTCCAAAATAAAAAGACAGGCAGTCCTGTTACAGACTGCCTGTCTTTCCTGATCTTATGCAAAGTTACTTGAACAACTTTTTCCTAGGGCGCGACTTTAACAGAAACGCGATAGGAGTCAAGGGAAAAGTGAAAGAAAAAGTCTCCGGCACTTTTCAGCACCGGAGACTTTTACGACATGAGATAGGGAGGTATATGAAATACCGGGGAGAATGTACACGAAAACGCTTGCTCCGTCAAGGGAAAAATGAAAGCCCTCCCGGAACTGCCCGAACCGGAAGGGCTAACATTCAACTTAGATACTCACATACACGCTTTGAAGCAAGAGGTGATGTGTGTAACGTAGCGCAGAAATGGAAAAGTGTCAAGAGAAAAAAGAATTCCCTGCCTATTTGCAAATAGGCAGGGAATTAGAAAGAATAGAATGAATATGAAAAATCCTCCCATGCGTTTCACAACGGACGGGAGGCATGAAAAGAATACACATAGTGTAAAGCAGGACTCCCATGTACAATATTCGCGCTCACATGTCAAGCTCTTGCTGGCGTTCGTTGAAGAATTTTTCTACGTTGTATTTGATTCCGTCCCACGCTTTCTTCCTCTTGGCTTGGATAAGGCATTCTCTCCAAAGGATTTCCGGGGAGAGTCGGTCTTGCAGGTAGTCCCAAGTCCCCTTGGGATAGAAGCAGGGAACAGGGTACACCTTAAGTCTTCGCCTGCGCTTTTCCATTTGAATGTTCAGGTAGTTCAGGTCTCCTCTTCTATAAAGCATGGTTCCGGCAAACTTTTCGTCGTCCCCCATCATTTCCCAGTCTTCATCCGTCAGTTCAAGAAGAAGGTTCCTTTCTGACTTGAGGCATTTTCGGAGAAAGGTATCGGTCGCGTTTTTCCATTTGCAGGTGCGGAAGTTCCCCCGGCTATCGCGCAGTCCTCCGGAAAGGAGGAAGGGAACGATCATTTTTTTCAAGATAGTGAAGCCGTCGTCGTTGACGGAATCCGTCCCGACGAAACAGGGACGGCCAACGGCAGGCTTGACAACATTCTTTTTCCCGGCTACCGAGAAGATGAGAAACTCCCGGAGAATGTTGTAGACGTACTGGTAGTCGTAGGGCGTTCCTTCTGCCGAAAGGAGGAAGGCCTGGGCAACAACTTCGAAGGGATCGGCCATTGCGTTGTACGCCGTTTCCCTGATTTTTGTACGTACAACATGCTTTTTTTCCTGAATAATGCGGTAGGTTACGAGGTCTTTTTTAAGGTCTCTAAGTTGTTGATCGTAAGTGATTTTTCTATTCTTTTTATCCCGCTCAGCACGGTATCGTGAAAAATTTTTGTTGTACATGGTGCTTGACACGACACACCCTAAAATGCTACACAGGCAATGTCAACTTCAAAACGACATGAACACTAGCGACACAAACAACAATAGCATTACCATTACTCCTCAAGGAAATGGAGTAGTAAACATTGATTCAATGGGAGGACTTGTCATTCTCTCCAAGAGGAAACATGAGGAACTTCTAAAGGGTACGAGCATTCCACAAAAGAAGCTTCTTTCTCTTTTTGAGATTCTTCACAGGTTTAGGGACAGGTATAATAGTTTACTCTCTTCAACGTGCAAGTTACAGGAAGCCTATTACAACTTTGATTCTATTCTAGATAATCTAGGTCTTTTTGGAATCGAAGAGTTTACGACCTATACGCAGAACAGGAGCATCTCCCAGTCAGAGTCTCTATATAATGCATCGAGCGTTGATGCGTCTTTGAAGGATCTCCAATCTAAAGAAGCTATATACAGGTCCACGCTATCAGAAATGGTTTATAAATATCTCCAAAGCCTAATCCAGATCGACTGTTTGGATGAAAGTTGCTTCGGACCATCTTTTTATGAGAAGATTATCGACTTTTTTAGAGGGGCGACGACTGAGGATTTGAAAAAGTCCAATCCCAGCAAATTCGCTCCATGGAACGAGGCAAAAGATATTCTTGGAGAGACCTACGCTCCAAACACATCTTTTGAGCTTCTCAGGTATAAGGGAAATATTTTAGGGAGTCTGGATGCTTTCTACACTTTCTTGACCTATCTGGATGTCGGTGTAGTTGAACCCAATCTTAAAGTAGCAAGCTTGGAAAAGGCACGGAGAGATGCTTTCGGTTGCGCTATTTTGATGATCCGCTCTTTTAATGAGATATCATGGATTTTCTTGAACCGTCCGGTAATGGAAGTTTTTGCGGAAACTTATAAGTACTATGATGAACTATGAATTACGAAAGGATGATTTAACTGGTTTCACGGCAGAAAGATAAAGGAAGATAGTTAAAATGGAAACGACAAACAAGTATCAGTGTAATACCTTCGCGGGGCTTATTGAGAAGCAACATGAATGGGAGCTTGCCAATTTCGGGAAGCAGGGACCGGAGATGGCATTGGTTGGAATCTTTGAGGAACTCGGAGAACTGAGTCACGCCCTACTCAAGCATGAGCAAGGGATTCGGGGATTTGAGAACGAAGACTATTTTCAGGAACAGGTTCAGGATGCCGTTGGAGATGTCATGATTTATCTCGTGAGTTTCTGTAACAACCTGACCTTTTTCAATGGATCGTCTCTATTGAAGGAAGTGATAGATCAGGGTTCCGAGGATTTAAGTAAGATAACTAGTACTTTTCTAGGTCTTATAGATATAGTTTCTAGTCTTTTCAATATCTCATCTAAGCTTACAGGAGCATGTATGGCACAGTCTAATTTAGACCTTGTAGATAACTTTGATTCTTATAATGGCGAAAGGTTTGATTATTCTGACTCTAGGGGACGTTTACTGATTGAAATAACTGACTTTATTTACAACTTACAGAAGCTGATAAAGCATCTCTCAGGAAAGAGTGTTCTTGATTGTGCCTTCGAGGCTTGGAACGGAACAGTTAGCAAGAGGGAGTGGAAGTAAACGACTATGCTTGAAACTATTTGTTTAGTGATACTCCGTTTCATTTACTTTGTCACTGTTCTCGTAGCAGGAATCTTTTCGTGGCAACTGGTACGGGAAGGGTTCTTCGGAAGACTTAGCTTTAAGGATTTTCTTTTCTGCGTTGCAGTAATAATGTTTACGGTATTCTTAGCTTACGGACTTAATCTTGTCATAGAAAGTTTCTGAGTTATGTGGCCTTTTAAGAAGAAGGAAGGCGTATCTCTAACGCTGGGAGTGGTTATGGACAAGCTAATCTCCCGCGAGTGGCTGGATGCGAAGACGTTAGACGGGGATATTATTAAATATGAAGCTGGTGAGTTTATCCGTATATCAAGTTTCAATGGGGATCGCCGTCCTTTATTTGTTTCCAAGTATGAGGCTGAATACGGGATTTGGCTTGTTCCAGGCCCAAGAACTTTGGAATTGTCTACTTCTTATGACGGTATTACTGCTATCAAGAGGATGATAGAATCTCCCGGAAAGAAGTTTGTATGTACATATATTATTCCTAAGTACCGCTATAAAAAAGGAGGAGGAAGTTACGAAAATCTCCTGACCGGAGGCGATGAAAGTTCTACAGTGCTCTGGTATGATGATAGGTATAAATCTTTTATGACTACGGACCGTAGAGGTGAGGAGGATGATACTTTACTGAGGGCTTATGAAATTTTAGGTACTTGGAAGGTAATGCCATGAGAAGAAGGAATGTTAATCACTATGAATTAAATATTGGCGACAAGGTGACGCTATGTAACACTGAGTTGAAAGTAGTTGGAACGTACTATAGGGACCGGATATGGGAGATTTACAAGATAATCCCAAAGGGGACTAAAATTTCTTGGAAGTACCGTGACCTAAACGAGAATCTTGAGGTCGATGATTTGATGTACGTTCTTACTCGGGATACCGTTAGAGAGGACATGTACGGCTGTCATCGAAGATATCCGATATACAAATTGGTCCCATGGTCAGCCATTGACGGAGTGTATGAAGAAACGCTCATAATCCCTTCTAACGGCATTCCCACTTCAACTAATAATAAAGTAACAAAGAGCCTAAAAGAATCTGAGGTTGTCACTAGAACCGAGCACATGGATTTACTTGATGGGAGCGTTTACATTGTACAAAATACTACGTTCTCTGATAGCCCTTACTTTAAACTTAACAGAAAATTAATAATATGGTGATTACAGATTACGATTGGGCTAAACCGCGTATTGGATATATAGTTTATCTTTCTAAAAATAAGAAGAATTAACAGGAATCTAAGAAGATGAGAAAAGTAAATAAAATAACTGAGATATCTGTAGGAGCTAAAGTCAAGCTTAACAATTGTCCGGATAAAGAGTGGATAGTCCTAAAGAGAATTCTCCCTGATTCATGGTTAGAGTTTAGTAATAGCTATGCTAAGAACGATGAAGATAGTGAAAAGGTTCAGGTAGAGAATACCTTATTTCTTATTGAAGGTGCTAATTTTGAGTTAAAGAAAGTAGTTGATTTTCATTCTTTTGAGTCTATTGAATATGAGGAGGAAGTTTGTTTTGAGGAAGCTATTCAGAGAGTCCTTTCTGGTGTATGGAAAGTGGCTGTAAATTCAAATAGTATCACCCTTAGATTCGATAAGGACGAGAATAAGTTTAGAGTTGGTTCTGATGTTCAAATTGGCCCGGGGTTTTCGGCTCTGCTCTCCGATTCTATTAATGTACTAAAGCAAGATTGGAGGAAGCATGAAGGTTAAGATGTCTAGGGAGAGGGCTTATTATGTGTATGGGCGGAACTATGGAATGGTTCAAGTATTAAGGGCAAGATTAGTAGCTTATTACTTTAGCAGAGGGTTCAATAAAAGAGACGCAGTTATTTTAGTAAATAGAAAGTTATCAGATAAGATATCAAGTATTTGGGAATTTCGTAGAAATTTTAGAAGGAGGTTTCCGAGATGATACTATCAGAAGAAGAAGTATGGCAGTTGAAGCTTATTAGACTTGCTAGAGAGGTACAGAGGAATCACTCTGACCTAGCGATTTTCTACAGTTATCACCCCATAAGTTCTTTTAACCAACATGAGTTTGCGGTTTATAAGTACTCAGATAACAGTATAATTGTTTGTAATGAGGATAATAAGAATAAGGATACTGCGGAGAAATCTTATAAATGGTTACTCAATGAGTGTAAAAAGAAAGGACTAATTGATGAAGGATATGGTGATTAATATTACATGTTATATTATAATTGCGATAGTCGTACTATGGACTTTAAGCTATATCTTTTCTAAGGGAGTAATACTATTTTGTTTAGCCGTCAACTTTATAAAAGAACTTTTAAAATGAAGAAAGGAAGATTATGAGTACTTATATAGGGACTTACAACATACCTTTTAAGGTATATATGGATGAAGCTGGTTTCCATTATTTGGAGAACGATGATTTTTATAGTGGAGCCGATGAGGATATTTGGATGAAGCCTTCTTGTCTAAGTAAGTATGAAAGGATAGAAGAACCTCTTGAGTTTTGTTTTTGTGGCCGTCAACCTAAGCTTGTTATAAATGTTGTGGATGGAGTAAACAGCTACCATTATCGTTGCACTTGTTTAAGTACAAAAGATTCCTTCCTCCATTTCATTCGGTCGGAGTGTAGTAGGGATAAGAAAGAAGCAGGGGACCTTTGGAATAGCTTAATGTTAACTATTAAAAAACCATGAGTAAAAAAATCGGGGTTTACACTATACCTTTCAATGTGTTTGAATTGGATGAATTTAGTTACATTCTTGAGAATGATGACGGTGATGTCTTTGTTGGAGCAGACGGACGTATTTATTTACGACGGGGATCATTAATGAAGTATGAACAGCCATATTATCTGGAAAGATGTGCCGTTTGTGGAAAGGAGCCTATCCTTAAATCGAGTTTTATAAATGGAGAATATGGGGTTTACTATTGCTGTCATAGGATACCTTCAAGAGGCATAGCTCACAATATTGAAATAGGATCTAAAAAATCTGAAAAAGAGGCTCGTAATGAGTGGAATATATTAATGTTAGCAATTAAAAATGATGGGAAATACTAGAGTTTATTATATACCGTTTAAGGCTACAGATTCGGATGATGGCCTTACCATTATTGAAAATCCTAATATCGTAGTGTATAAGGACACGGTGTTAATGCCTAAGGATTCTTTATTAAAGTGCAGAAGCGAAGTTCCTTTAAGAAAGTGTTTCTGCGGGAATCTTCCTGAGTTTGTTAAGGGTGTAACTCATGCAGGGGAGACCTGTTATTATTACAACTGTGATTCCACTATTGACGAAAATTTCAATCATTTTTTGATGGCTGATAAAGGTGGCAATGAGTGCGAGGCTCGAAAAAACTGGAACGAACTAATGGAACAGATTGATAAGTGTTATGGAAAATAAACATTCTTTATGCCCTCTTTGTGGAGGAGAGCCGCAACGATTTGAATCTCTATTTACGTCTAAATTGTATTCCTTTGGTTGTCCGAAATGTGGGTTTACGACTTTTTGGGGAGCAGGTCTTGAATGGGATGCTTGGGAAGTTTTAGTCTCCAAGTTCCAACCAATTTCGAGAATTCGAGTCGGAGATACATTGATGGATAAGAGTGGCCTTACTATCACAGTAAGTTGGGTTAGTCCATATAAGGACTTTTTTAACGAGGTTGATAGAGGAAGGATATTAGATAGTGCGGATGTGGGTCTGTGGCCTTGGGAATTTGAAGAGGAAGGGGGCGAGCAATGAAAATAACGCCTGAACAAAAAGCATTTTTTGAGTACGGCTCGGCAAGCGCATTCCTTTTTAACGGAATAAAAGAAGCTCGTAACTATGCAAGACGAGTCTATGGAGAGAGTTACTGCGAACTGACACCCAAGGAACGGGCAGATTGCTGGAAGCATTCCAAGATTAGATTTTTTATCAAACTAGTCAGGGAAAGACGGGCCTTGTGCAGGGCGTGACTTCCTCCGGAAGATAGAGAGTGTGCCAATTGCAAGTACGATAAACTTTTGCGCAACAAATATCCGTGTTCGCATTGTTTTCCGAACGATTGGGAAAATCCGTTTTGGGAACCGAGAATGGAGATAAATAATGAAACTAACAATTAAAGAAGCGATAGTAAGAGTTTTTAAGGACTTTAGCTATTGGGGTGATAAATTTAAGTATTATACTAGCAGTGAGATTTACTGGATGTTAGACCATTATTATGTACTTGAGGGTGAGTTAACCCTTTCCAATGTAAGTAAAGCTCTTGAGGAGTTGAGAGAACTAGGTGTGGTTAGATTACGGGATCACAAATGGGAAAAAGGAGATGAGCGATTTATAAGACTTGCAAAAGAAGAAGGTAAACTGTGAAGAATTTAAATAGAAAACTTCGGATGCTTGACGCTGTACGGAAACTGGGAACAGTGGCTCATGGCCGTGCTCTTGGATCGCTCACATGGCCTGACTCCTGTAAAGGCTGGTACCCGAACTCTCGTCGATACTGTGGTTTGGGGGCCGCCGCCAATACCTATGCAAGGAGGCTTGTGAAGGAGGGACTTCTTACGGAGGGCGTTGTCGTGGAACCGTTTACTCATAACGTTTACACTTGCTTCTCATTAACTGAGGCGGGGAAGAAGCTCCTTGACAGGGAACTATTAAATGGATAGAATAAATTTCAGCTATGCGGGATGTGGTATATTATAATATTAGAGAGTACTGGTTGCGGCCTTGGTCCGTATCAGACACTTTCTTTCAAGGTTACTTTATAGATTTAAAAGATTATACAAGAGCAGGAGGAAGGAAGTTGCACCATCTTTCTAAGATTAAAGATAACTGGTATTTTACGGTTACACTCCATCGCTTTTTTTTTGATAGTTTTAAGAAAATCTATCAGAGGGAGCCTATCCGTATTCGCATACCCTTAGCGACTAAAGAAGAATCGGAAGCGATTTCGAGGAGGGATTTTATGTATTCTAGATTTTATAAGATTTCAAAGTAATTATGTATCCGGGAAATAAGACTTATCTTGAGAAGTATAAAGATGTTAAGGTTACCGATTGTTCATGTTTAACGGGGAAGGTTATCGCGATAGACTTTGAAACATTTTATTCAAAGGATTATTCTTTGACTAAAATGGATTATTATTCTTATTGCATGGATGATCGTTTCGATGCTTACGTTCTTTCGGCTTTTGATGGTGAGAATATTATTGTTTGCCACCCCATGGAGTTTGACTGGGCTTCCTTGAAAGGGAAGAGAGTTGTTTCTTTCAATGCCGCTTTCGATAGGTCTGTTTATGAGATCGGCTTAGGTGCCCCGGCTGGTGAACCTTATATCGAATGGACATGCGCCATGGCCGCCGCGTCTTACTTCGGTTATGCCGGGGCCTTGGATCAGGTTGTGTGGGCGCGTTTCCACCAGAGGATTTCAAAGGATGTCCGGGCGAATGCGAAAGGAAAGACCTTTGATTACAAGACTCTTCCTGACGACATGATTGTTTACGTGGCTTCCGATGCTCGTTGGTGCTGGAAGATATGGAAGTCTCTTGGGGATGCTTGGCCCCATTCCGAACGAGTACTCTGGAACCACACTGTAGAGATGGGACTTCGTGGCCTTCCCATTGACCGGGATAAGCTGGACGAGTACCTCGAATTTGCTTTGAAGGTTGAAGCGGAGTATGCCGACCAGATTCCTTTTGAGAAGAAGCTTTCCTTGAAGAAGATGAAGGAGTACTGCGAGGAGATGAATATTCCTCCTCCTGAAACGACTTCCAAGACTTCGGAAGAGTTTGACATGTGGTTGGAAGAGTATGGGGATCGGGTTCCTTGGATCGGAGAGTTGCCCAAGTACCGATCCATCCGTCGAGTTCGAAAGCTTTTGGAGGTGATGAAGGAGAGGCTTTACTGGAATGAGGAATTTCAATTCTGGTTTATGCCCTACTCTTTGAAGTATTTTGGAGCCACTACGGGCCGCTGGGCTGGGAGCGGTGGCTGGAACGTTCAGAATATGCCGAGAAAACCTATTGGCAGGATTGTTGAGAATGGGAAAGTTGTCCGTGAAGGGGTTGATGTTCGTCACCTCATTTCCCCGCCTCCCGGCTATTATCTTGGAGTCTGTGACTATGGTCAGGTAGAGCTTCGGATTCAAGCATGGCTGGCGGGAGCTAAATCTTTATTGGAAGAAATCAAGTCTACTGATGATGCGTATGAGCCGTTCGCAGTCCGTATGAAATTTTTCGATCGTGAGGGAGGAATTACCTTACGGGAATTCGACGAGAAGTGGGGAACTGAAATCCGTAACCAGACCAAGAGAACGGTTCTCGGAAGCCAGTTCGGAATGGGAGCTAACACATTTGCCAAGAACAATAACGTCCCTGTGGAGACGGCAAAGGTTCTCGTAGAAGCTTTCCGTAAAGGTATTCCCGAGTATCCCGCTTTCTGGAAGAGGCTTAACGACATTGCTACTAAAGGTTTGGTTGGAAGCAATAAAGCTTTCTCTTTCCGTCTTCCATCAGGCCGGGTTCTTTATTACCGGGGAGGCTTTCGGGAACGGGATAAGTATGGAAAGTGGCAGTGGTATGTTTGGCAGGGAAGAAAGAAAGTTAGATGTTCTATCACTCTATATTCGAACAACGTGACGCAGGGTACAGCCCGTGATTTGATTGCCCAAGCTATTCCTGTCATCGAGTACGATAAGCAACTTCCCGTCGTCCTATCGGTTCACGATGAGATTGTTTGCCTTATTAAAAAGGATACAGCCGAAGAAGACGCTAAAACGATTGGAGAGGTTATGTGTAGTCTTCCTGAGTGGGGCAAAGACCTGCCCCTTGAAGCTGAGTGCCAAGTTCAAACCTATTACCACAAATGAATGTTATTTTTACCAGAGAAGAGATAGAGGAAGCAAAAAGTACCCTGAATCTTTTAATGTCGAATTTATGGCTATATTCAGGTGATGTGCCTCCCATATCTAGAAAAGTATGGGACTATTTAATGGGAAATGGGTATTTAAAATCTACAGTTCACGGTTCTCTAGATGCCCCTAAACATGCAGTATGCTTAATAGTCTATGCCACCCAAAAAGCAAAGAAAGCCTTTAACCCTATTTCCGGTTCAGAGGAATCATGTTGAGAGACTTGTCAGCATTCTCCAAAACAGGAATGTTTGTCTGGATTCGTCCGAAGTTGGCACGGGCAAGACTCTTTGTGCCGCTGAGACAGCCAGACGAATGGGGAAGCGGCCAATCGTTATCGCGCCCAAGGCCGTTATCACTTCTTGGGAAAGATGCTTTGACCAGCAGGATTTAGACTACTACGACATCGTGACGTGGGAGAAGATCAAGTTTCGGGGAGGTTCCACGGAATGGTACCAGAATGGGACTTGGAAAGTCCCCATTGACTCCATTCTCATATTTGACGAATGCCAGAAAGCGAAAGGCAGGGGCACCCGGTACTCTGGGACGCAGAATGCCCAGCTCATTATTTCTGCCAAACGGCAGAGGATTCCCATGATGCTTCTTTCGGCTACTCCGTTTGTCACCCCGGTTGACATGTTCGCCCTCGGCTACGCTCTCGATTTCTTTGAATCGGTGCGACGCTACCGGAGATGGTGTCTGAGCAACGGATGCTACATCGATTTCTGGGGAAGTCTTCAATTCAAGTACACGGAAGACGGCTACCGGAAACTGGACGCTATCAACCATGCCCTTTACAATGAAGGCCGTGCATCCCGGATGACTCGTGAGGATTTGTCTGACTTCTTCTCTGAATCCGAGATTACAATTATCCCCATCGACTTCGATGACAAGGTATCCAGCAAGTGCAATTACATTGCGAAGTACCTTTTGAAGCATGCCGATAGGTTGGAACAGGACGAGGAAAAGAATTCGGACAGTGTTCTTCTTGACCTTCTTCGTGCTCGTCAGGAGGTGGAGATTTACAAGGTTCCTGTTTTACAGGAGTATATTCAAACTTTCTTGGATGAGGGAGACAATGTTGTCGTCTTTTTAAATTTCAAGGATACAATAGCCGCCTTGTCGGAAGCCTTTAGTGATGTTCCTCACGTCATCATTGACGGCTCCAACTCGATGACACAGAGACAAGCGGCTATTGACAAGTTTCAGGATGACGAGGCCCGGATAGCTTTCGTCAACCTTCAAGCGGGGGGAGCCGGGCTTTCCCTTCATGACATTAACGGAAACCGACCGAGGGTTTCTCTTATCAGTTTGTCATTCAATCTCGTCGATAACGTTCAAGCGTTAGGTCGTATCGACCGCGCGGGAGCCAAGACGGGAACCCGGCAATTCATTCTCGTGACAGCTGGTACTATCGAGGAAAAGATAGCTGAGTCTGCCAAGAGGAAAGAGACATCATTAAGAAATATCATAGTAGAGAAGTGAAATACAACAATAATGAATACTGAAGAACTGAAAGAAATCCTTGAAAAGCACCGGAAATGGATTAACAGCGAAGATGGCGGCGAGCGTGCCAACCTGAGCGGTGTCGACCTGCGCAATGCCGACCTGCGCAATGCCGACCTGCGCGATGCCAACCTGCGCGATGCCGACCTGCGCGGTG